CTCAACGACTTCCTCCTCATCCTCAACGACTTCCTCCTCATCCTCAACGACTTCCTCCTCATCCTCAACAACTTCCTCCTCATCCTCAACAACTTCCTCCTCATCCTCAACAACTTCCTCCTCATCCTCAACAACTTCCTCCTCATCATCGCCCTCAAATAATTGATTTATTTCTTTCTCTTTTTCTTCGTCAACAATGATTTCCTCCTCTTCGTCTTCATTTATACCCAAATCTTCCTCTTCGTCTTCAACGACTTCTTCCTCTTCTGCTACCATGTCGTCTAATGACTTTTCGAAAGCTGCATCATCCTCTTCTTTTTTACTTTTTCCTTTGTTCACGTTGTTACCAATAAGATTTTCTGGGAGTTCATATGAAAAATTATATTGTTTACAAGTTTCTATATCTTCCAATGTGAGTTGTTTGAAACCTTCTTTTCCATCTTCATATCTACCAACGACTTGTTTGGTTTCTTTGTGGAATACCAATTTGGTAGGGACATGCATATAATCACCGTTATCATTTCTCCTAATTTCTATACTCTTGGGAATCACATTCTTGACAACTTGTGTAACTTTGGGTTCCGCTTTCTTTTTCTTGGCTTTCTTTTTTGGTGTAATTGGTTTTATATTCTCTACTTTCTTATTCGTAATGAATGCAATTAATTCTATCTTTTTCAACTTACTGTATTTTTTCAACTTTTTACTTTTACAGATAGCTTTTAGCTCTGCTGTGCTACATGTGATTAGATACTCTTCCGAGTATTCTTTAGTCTGTGTGTCTGAAGAGGCAGAATCACCTGGCAACAAGCTGGCAGAAGACTCCGTTGTGTTCTCAATAACCAAACCCACAGCCGCAATTCCTAGTTGACCAATTTGTGCTTGCCACAATTCCGCTAACTCTGTTACTGGAACACTATATCTTTCGTGTATTTTCTGGAAGAATTCTTTCATGTGTGAATTTACTAAATTTTCTATCATGTTCATTTTCTTTATTTTGTTTGGGACCTAGTAACATTTAAATCATTTTTAAAATCTTCTAATATAAAAAAGGATGATATTACCAGTAGTAGTAGTTACTGTTTTGGCCATAGTTTCTTTCGTGATTTTGTATTTTTCAAATAATCACCAATCATCTAATAATTTGACGGTTGGTGATAATAAGTGGTCTTGTGGAAATAAAGGTTGTAAACCAAATATTTATGGAGAGCATGGAAGTAAAGAAGAATGTGTGAGAATATGTAGTAGTTTTGTTAATGAAGGTTCTGGATGTGTTAAGACAATTGGTGTTCCATGGAACTCTTTTAGCGATTTGAGTGCTTGTCGTCGGAATACATAACCAAATATGTTGGATTAAAATCACAACCATTAAGTCGTTTGATATTGCAATTTTTACAACATTGTATATCAATAACACCTATTCTAGCTCTGTTTATTGTCTTATATTTCGATGTAGGACTGTTACATATATAACACGGAAACATCCATCCAAATGTGGGATATTTATTATGATCTAGTCCTTCCCTGGTATCATACCAAAGATGCATTTTATTTATTCTTAAATAAAATACAATTTTTTATATGTCATCTTCGTCCTCTTCCCCCATGCTCTCCCCATCGTCCCAACTATCCTCTTCTATATCCAGATCGGTTTCATCCCCCTCCTCGGAATCTTCTTCGATAGAATCTTCTTGACTGGTACTTGACAAATCTGATTCACTACCGTCCTCTGACGAAGCTACACTAGAATTGTTACTGGAAATATCTTCATCGGAAATATCTTCATCGGAAATATCTTCATCGCTTAATGAAGAACTGGAATAATCAGCGATATTCATTAATTTTTGTGACAATTTCTTCCATTTATTTGAACACCTGGTGTGTTTTTCTTGTGTAAGATTATATTTGTCGATGATTCTACTCATGTTACAAATAGCTGGCTTCCCATTCAATACTACTGTCTCCGAACCATCAAGGCCATCATTCCCATAAACAAATTGCACAATTGAACCATTTGCAGCTCTCACTGAATGATCATAATGAACTTGGTGGTCTTCACCACATTTAATTAACTTTCTCTGGATGTAACCAGTCCTGGATGTTTTCATGGAAGTATCTGTAACTCCTTCTCTCCCAGTGATAGCATGAAACCATGTTTCTTCGGGAGTCAAACCGTGCATAAACGAATTCTTTACAAACCCTTTGGATTCATAGCTAGTTTCTTGGCTAAGTTTTCCAAAATTATAATGTGGTATGGATCGCCGACCCTTATTAAGAGCTGGTTTGATTCTACCACCTGAAAAGTTTTGTTGACCTAACAGTCCAGCAATCTGAGCTATATTGAAATAGTCCCCCTTGGAACCAGATGTGACTGTTGATATAAAGTTATTGTCATCAGCCAGAGCATCTTTTGCCAATTTCATCCCGATATCCCTGGCTCTACTCAAAGCTTCATTGATTTTAGCTTCTTTGATAAGAGGATTACTTGTAGTTTTCTCAGCCATAGTCGCTTCGATAAAACATTTACTGATGGCTGCTTGAATTTCTTTTTCTTCCGATGCTATACAATCTTTGATACCAACCGAGAACCCCCTGTAAACCAACCAAGCATTTGGAATAAACTGTAAGTTGTCTATAAATGCTGTTGCGACGTCTGTGGGATATTCCTTGATGACTAATCTCAACATGGAAGAATGACCACCTCCCAAATCCGCCTTACTAATAGCCCCTTTAATCAACACACCTTCGATAACTTCAACAATCGGTTCTTGAGAACTGGCATTATTTCTTTTTTTGTAGATGAAGTCATACGGCAACATCATGGAAAATAAACTTCTACCCGAATATAATTCATATGGATTTCCATATCTGTTAAGAACTCTCTCGATGTGTCTTAATTTCTTTAGTATAAAATCCGTATTCCACCCAGAACCTTTTGCGCAGATATTCCAAAATTGTTCTCGTGGAATCGAAACATCTGGGTTACGAGTCATTAGAAAATTACCCAATAAAGAATCTTGTACGATTTTTACATTTGCTTTACTTGATTGTGCAGATACTAGAATCTTTTTGGCATGAGATAATTCTCTTAACTCCACTCGAGCTCTCGGGTCTTGGGGTACATGAATATTCATTTCATCACCGTCAAAGTCTGCATTAAAACTACTGGTAATAGACAAATTGAACCTAAAAGTCTTACCTGGTAAGATTACTACTTCGTGTGCGATCATCGACCCTTTGTGGAGCGTCGGTTGACGATTAAGAAGAACTATATCGCCATTCATTAACTGCCTTTCTATTTTATCACCAATTTGTAATACAAACTTTTTCTTATTTGGTAAAATAGTTTTAATTTGCACACCTTTTCTAAAAATTTTATCACCTTCTTTCAACACGAAAGAAACTTGTACCAGATTGATTGTTTCTTCGACCCCATCTTGATCTAATCTTTTGATTTGATCTCCGATTTCTAATTTAGTTCCTGGATTGCGGGTAGCATATTTCATTCTGATTCTAGACTTACCTCTCAACACAGCGTTCACTTTGTCTCTATCAACTAAATCTTGCATTTTTTCCATATTGTAAGTATTAATATTCTCAGTCACCGTCAAGGTTTGAGCAACTTCGATTGGAATACCTATTTGACCAAACTTTAAGGTCGGATCGGGTCCAATCACCGTTCTTGCCGCCTGTTCAACTCGTTTTCCCATAAGATTACCTCTAACCTGACCTTCTTTTCCAGCTATACGTTTCTTGAAACCCTTGAAAGGTCTACCGTTTGTGTGTTTGGCTTTGTTTTGACTATTATCCATCAAACATTTGATTCTAAACTTCAACGATTGAAAATACTTCTGTCTCTTATTATGAGGAGTTTGCGGGTTAGCTAAATGTGCGTTGATCTTGATTATTTCTCCATACTGAATAGTAATATCATCATCGCACGTCATCTCGGCTGCTACCACGTAAGGTCTGTCAATAGGTGGTAATACTGGCAAGTTCCAAATCACTAAATTTCTGGGATGCATACGAGTCGGGTCGAAACCTATTAGTTCGACTTCCGAATCTAAAACATTATCAAATTTTTTGTATATTTCATCAGCACTAATCACCAATTTTTGATCTTTGGCTGTATCTTTGTGAGCCATCAAAAAACAAGTCTCGGTTGGAGAAAAAGTCATCTTTGGTTGTTGCGCTAGACAATGAATACATGTATTGCTTTTTTCAACAAATTTGACTATTTTTTGAAATCTGAGGTTACGAGTATGTTTCATAAAACCGTGAAGGTTAACCATATCTTCTGTTAATAGGAATCTCGAACACTTGTGACAAAATACTTTTAACAAGGCTAACACGAATTTATACAATAAAGGGTGTACTACAGGTACCGATAGAGTAATATGACCAAAGTGTCCAGGGCATTCTTTTGAATTTTGATTACACGTTGGACACGTCACATTCATTTCCATCGAACCCATACGTGGGTCATAAACAGTGTGATCCATATTATCACTACTTATCTTAGCAGATTTTACTTCTACTACTGAGTTTTTTTCGACTTCAGCCGAGGACATTATTCCGAAATGCAATGCATTTATTTGTTTGATATCGTATAAGCTCATCTCTGATTTTTAGAGAGAATTAACTATAGTTTTTCATTTTCATTCTTTTTAGAATATAAATGCAACTTAGATATCAGGTAGATTTTCTTCGTCAAAATCTTCACCTTCAAGTACCATTGCTTCACCCGAATTGATATCATCTTGTAGAGTTCTCATTCTTTTACCAGCCCATTTGACACCACGACCTGGTTCGCCCCAAGACTTGGTAAAGTAAATAAGTACATCGTTCTTAATTGGAATTTGATGATTCGGCAAACTTTCCTTGAACCATTCCTTGAATGATGTGTATAATTCCAACAATGATATCTTCTTCTTTGCATCGTCGATAATACTTTCTTCGATGAACTGACGGTAGATATCGTTTTTCTTTCGATATCCTTCCGTTGCCATTTTGACCTTTGCTGGCTCGAAATGCTTTCTTGTCTGCTTGCGACGCTCTAGGAGAAGATAAGCAAATGCTTCAACCATACCAGGAATCTTATCGGCAAACTGACGATCCTTGGGATAACGTTTTTCCAAAATTTGCTGTTCAAGAGTTTCAGGAGCATCGTCGCAGAAAGTTGCTTCGTAAGGTATCACCCTAATACGGTTCCAAACGGCCTTATCACCATAGGGTAGTTGAGGGGGCTCATTACAAATAAGAACGAGTTTAAACATGGGTGTAATTTCCCCACCCTCTTTGAACAAACCACGAGCGAAGAACGTATCATTGCCCGAAAGTTCTTTCAAAATACCGATATTAATTATATCCTTTTGATCAGGTTCTTGTAGTACAGCAAATCTGACTCCGTTACCAGCTCGGACCAATTCAGGACAAGCAGCGCTCGATTGCGTTCTCTTACCAATAATCAACGAGGTGGGAAGCTTTACGGCATACTCCCCAAGCATTTTCTCAAACAAAATTTGTGTAATAGATTTAGCATTGTCACCTTCTCCAGTCCACACTTGTACAATTTTACTATGATTACCTCCTACAAATACATCACTAGAAGTGTCCATAAAATACTCTCGTACACTTTTATCTGGAAAAACCTTAGACAGGAAGTCTTTGACTTGTGCCATCTCTACTGCGGTATTGTCGAAGATCTTGTATTCTATTGCCATTTGCAATGAGATATAATCTTCTGGACTCCCGGCTCTGAAACCGTGGGTTCTTGTGTCGTAAACACCATTTTGAAACCCAATAAGATACGGGTTCTTATTTAGTTTCTTCAAAAAGCTACCGTCGTAAAAAACTTCCATACACTCTTTCATTACATTTCGTTTGAAAGGAGCACTTTTTAAATTGCCAACGAGCTTCATCAATTGTTTTACTCTTTCTTTGTACATGGCCTGTTCACCAGCATCTGATGCATTACTTAGTTTGTCGAAATACTCTTTTGACAATGAAGTATATTTCTCCAAAATGGCTCCCGAAATTTTCTTTTGAAGATAAATACCTTCTTCAATTTCTTGCCATCTATGATTACGAAACTGAAACCACAATTTGTGTTTCAAACTCGCGCAGATGAATTCAGTACCGTACAATTCATACAAAGCTCTTGCAATATCGTTATGAGATCCACTCAATGATTGTTGAATATATTTCTTGACATTTGCGTCGCGAAGTTTGTCGTATTCATCCGGACTATCCATTGATGCAAAATGACGCAGAGATCCAATGGTATAGTCTTTCTTAACCATTTTGTCCCAATGCCGAATACAATCTTGCTCGTCATATTTGTCACCGCAACGCTGGGAAAACTCCAACCACATTTCACGAGCTTCATCGCACCCGTTACCGATATTAAATAGAACCCATCCAATTCTAATCCACTCATTTCTATCGTTTGCTCGTTTATCATCCAACATTGCTACCAATTGTCTAACCATTTCTATGTTTTCGTGGAAATCTATATCTTCGAGTTCTTCACGGGTTCTCTTGGGTTGCTTAGGCTTTCTCTTGGCATCCATCGGAGCAGGTAATCCACTTCTGAGTTCCTTAATGTCTCTCCCGAAAGGAATTATACTTAATATTCTTGGCAAGTAATATTCAACTTTACCAACAATTTCTATTTCTTGTTCATTTTTATCCAGCAAAACATATTCACCGAATGCTTTTTCCAGCGTTGTCTCTTTTTGTTGGTGATCAAAAACCTTATCTACCAAATAAGGATCTTTATCAGCAGCTTTTCTACCCCCGTATAGCAACCATGGGACTTTAGAATAACTTGTATCAATCAGGCTTGCCGAATCGACAAACCCAACATCTTCAAAAATTTTGTTTTTACCGACTTGATCTTTAATTCGTGGTATGAGATGTGCTTCATGCTCGACGCGATTTAGGAAAATATATGGAAAATGGAGATGAAATCCATGTTTGGTATAGTAAGAATCCTTCCTCATAGAAACATATGGGTCTTTTTTCAAAAAGACGCAGTGGAGGTCTTCCTCGCTACATTCATCTAAGATTTGTCGCAAAACATTTTGATAGATTTCTACCAGTTTCTTGACATGATTTTCGTTATATATAGGTACGGGACTATCTCTGTCCTCGTCATCTGACATTTTTCGAGCAATGTCTACATCTACTAGCACAGGCAGATAGGGTTGGGGCTTTTCGGCGACGCCGCAAAGCATAGTAGGATCTTCCTGGAGAGTTGAACAATACGTCTCCCAGAAGTTTTCCTGATTATTTCGATTTATACAGAATTTGCCTTTGTTTCCAAACAAAGACACGTGAGTAAGGTATACATTGTCACTTTTGTGACCTTTAAGTACTTTCCAGATTTCGCGATTCATTGGCTAGTTATTAGTTAATGACATTTTAAAATTTTATTTCAATTTTCAATTCCAAAATAAAATTTTATTAAAATCTGTATTAAATTATTCGGTGGTTGGCTCCGCGAATTTTGCTTTATTGCAACTAATTGTATGAAGGAGTCTTTCGTATGAAATCACGAAGAATTTGTACGTAGAATAAATTTGAAGCTTATTTTGCCCTACTGGTTCAATTCTAATATGATGATCCATACTAAGATGTCTAGACATCTTGTAAGTTAATCTCCACATGACTTTGTAAGAGTCTTGTAAACTAGAATTATAGTAGAAAGGTCTACCGTTTACCGAAATAACATAAGTACTTTTGTCAGCGGTGATTTTAAAAGATCCTTGTGAAGGATCTTCTGCTTCTTCGTCTTCGTCTTCGTCTGATTCACTCTCGGACTCGTTATCAGTATCTTGTTCACAGCATTTACCGCATTCATTATCATCCTCACATGTCTCCGTTTGGGTTGACTGTGTATTTTCTGAGAGTGGATCAACCACAGGTTCCGCTATAGGTGTAGTATCGACTGTCTCGATGGTGTCTGCTGATGTACTTTCTTCGTTGGTGTCTCCTTTCTCCGCCGAGCTGGTAGTTTTAGGCCATAGGTATGAACTCATTTTATTTATCTTCTTAAAAAGTTTAAGCTAAAAATATTTTTTTCTGAGTTATTATAAATAACAGAAAAATGAGAAAAGAAAATTCTAAATACGTAGAAAGAGATGGACCAATTAGAGATAATGATAAATGTAGCATGACTTGTGCAGAATATGCAGAAGGAGGAGCATCTTTAAATTTTTACTTTGATGGAGACGTTTGTGAATGTGTCGATCCAAACCCAGCAGACCCGGTTTTCAATTCGCAAGGCAAGCCACCAGGGAGCGGATACGCCAATCTTGGCGCGTGTTGCAACGATCATCCTAAGGCGGGGGGGTGCGATCAATGCCCAAGTGGTGGTGGCGGTGCATCATGTCCCCAAGGTCTAAAGTATCCAACAGTACCGAGTCCTTTTGGGCATTTTAGGTGTTGCAAGGGCGAAATGGCCGCGGTGCAATCTTGTTCTGAAGACGATAATGGAGACGCATTATGCGCAATTTATGAACTTGCCCAGTCCACGAACCAATGTCAATCCGATGAAGTGAATACCAGCAAAGATCCGTCGCATCCGAACATGACGCAAATAAAGGTATGCCCAGAAGATGTCCCACATGGATTCCAAAACTTACTATCCTGCGCAGGACCACCACCACCAATAAGAAATTATTGTAAATCAGACTCGGATTGTGATACAGGTTACAGTTGTCACAGGAACAAATGTAAAAAGAGTCATGGTGGTAAAAAAGGAAAGAAGCCAAAACCATCTCCATCACCATCTCCAGGACCATCACCAAATCCTTTTGGACAAGGTGACAATAAAGGAGGTATGTCTGGAGGTGAAATAACTGGTATTGTAGTCGGTAGTGTCGCCGGAGCTATTCTTCTATTATTAGCAGTCGGAGCTTTGTTGAGAGGCTCAGGTAAGAAAGGTAAGAAGAAATAATTGAGTTTTTATTAACATTTAGTTAACAAAAATTAATCAGCTTTAGGTTTATCGTCGGCTGGACCCTCTACCGGAACATTTTTCACCGCTTCTTCACCGTCTTCTTTGGAATCTTCTACTAAAGGATTCTCTTCCCTCACTGTCTCTAGCTTTTTGGTTTCCCCGTCATCATCACCCGGGTGTGGCCGCCTTTCAACTGTCACAGTACTTCCGGCCAAACGAGAAACCTTATAATTTGGATCGTCCTCGATCTTCAGAGAATCCTGTTCTTTGGCATAATCTTCTAAGTCGATAACATCGATATTAAGATATTTCATAAAACTAGAGTCGTTTTTATCTTCTGGGATACCAGCTTTTTCACGGGCTTCTATATATCTACCCAGATACCTTTTGGCATAGTCGTCATCTTCGTCGTCCATCTCTTTAATCTCTAAGAGAGTTTTCTCAAACACATCAATCATTTCATTCAACTTCGTACGATGTTCCATGTAACTCCAAACAACTTGTGCCTTTTTAACACGCAAACACGTGTATTTTTCGTACGGATCAGACGCTTCCTGTTCTACTGCTTCCTTGAGATTTCTCTCTCGCTCTCTGATTTCATTTACTTGCTTTTTCTCTTGTGCTCTCTTCTCTTTCACATCTTCACGAACAATTTTGGAAATCTGTTGATTAATATCAACTTCCTCTACTTCCGCGCTGAAATCAGATTTGATCGTAATAGGCATTGGTTTACCAACAAAACCATGATATATTTTGTGATAAGAATCATGATTTCTAATCAATTCCTCTGCCTTTTCGTTGGTCTCTTCGACTGTCGAAAAAGTACCTCTGATTTTAAGCATTCCAAATATACCATCTTTATCTGGCTTAGCTCCTTTAGAAGGAATAAATGAATGTAAAGAATATGTCTGACCCGGGATTTTTGGATCCGCATATTTTCTATCATAAGCGATATCAGTCAGAGAAGAAACAAAACATTCCTTGTAAGCTCTTTCACAATCTTCATCATTCAAAACTGGTTTAGATTTAGGTTTGTACCCAGTGACTACTTTATCAGCTGGCGATGTTAACGAACTTTGTGTGTCTGTCATTTTTAGGTAATAAGTAATTGTTTAAGCATTTTTAGAAAAAATTTTTCCTTACATAAATCAATGGATGTCACAAAGTTACGAGCTATGATATCGAGACCCTGTGAAAATGCTTTTCGAGTACCCTATACAACTCGCAAGTACGCAGATGTTTTGAAATGGTGGTCTTTTTACAAACAAGGAAAACTTTCTAGAGATATTACGTTACTTAATAGTATTTTTTCTTTCCGAAGACAATCTTCGGATCACATCATTCTTTATTCTTCTTCTGCGATACCAGAATCAGTGTTATTATTAGGTAAAGTAAATGGTAAATATATTAATATTAATTTACCAATGGGTATGGAAAATGAGCTAAGTAGCTTCGTGGCCGTCTATGTATGATATTATTCTTTGAATAATATCAAATTAATGTGTCATTTTTCTTAACCATGGTTTGTATTTTTGTTCTAGATTTTCAAGTTCTTCCATCCATATGTCTTCTGGAGTCTTTCCTTGTATAGTTTTCAACTTAGTCTCCTTGGACTGTATATCTTTATCCAGAATGTCTAACTTATTTTGAGTAAAACTTCTGTTAGGTAAGTTCAGTAGGTAGTCATAAGTTTCTTCTTTTTTAGCTGTGACCAGTTTTACAAAATCCATCATCTCCATGTCAGAGATGATATCTTTTTCTGGTCTTTTGAAGATCACCAGATTACCTTCCATTACATCGCTAAGATATTTTCTTTTGTTTCGGAGAACTACCAATTCTTTTTCGATACCTTTGATTACAAATGCTTTTCGTTTTTTATACAACACTAATCGACACTTACAAAAATTATCAAGAATTTCAGCTACCTTTTTAAATTTCTTGAGTTTTCCTTTGGGTGTGAATAACACCATGTTAGTAGTTGAGATAGTATTCTTCAATTTAAGATTGTCGAGATTACATTTCATTCCATTTCTGTGTTCTGTAATTACAAACTTCACTTTTTGTGGTGTGGAATAATTTTGAAGGCTCTTGATGAGTTTCTTTTCCAACAAGTCTTCCAAAAATTCTTTGTACTTGTCAGTCCACATACCTATAGGTAACTCGGTAATCGTAACTTGGTTCTTTTGTCTCCCCATAACACCCGAAGTAGAATATTTTGATTCTGTGATTTTAGAAACCTTGCCTTTGAAATTTCGATACCATGGAATCAGTTCGGGAACACTATCAATTCCGTTCTTCATCCACGTCTTACAAGCGCTGATTAAGTCTTTGGGATTATAAGTAGGAATACTACAAGACCATCCTGTCCCAATTCCTGCTTGACAACCATTGACGAGTACCATGGGAATGATAGGAATATAAAACTTTGGTTCAATCATTTCACCATCTTCTCGATGACGGGGTAACAATTGCTCATCGTCTTTGATAAAAATATCCCTAGTCAATGCGTCTAGTTTTGTAAAAATATAACGCCCCGCGGCTGCATCTTTTCCGCCTTGCATTCTAGTACCATACTGTCCATCTCGAAACAGCAATGGAATATTAGTCTTTCCCACAATATCGGCGGCTAGATTTTGAATTGTATCAAATAGACAATGTTCCCCGTGATGATATGCGGAATGTTCAGCTGTGTAACCAGCCAATTGAGCGACTTTCAAAGATTTTCCTCCATAAGAAAGCTTTCTTTTGAAGACAGCATACATAATTTTCCGATGAGACTCTTTGAAACCATCAAGAAGATGTGGAAGACTTCTACCACAATCATCAATAGAAAACATGATCATTTGCTGATTGATAAAGTCTGTGATAGACATATCTTGAACTTTGGCATTCGAAATTTTTGTTAAACACGTGGTTGGATCATATTTCCTAAGCCAATTTTTACGCGCATCTGATTCGGAAGAACTAAACACCATATTCATATTATCGTCGGCATCTTCATCTCTTTCGTATCTGATCACGCGTTGACCAAACGTTTTCTTGACTTCATCGTTTGAAGAAGTACCCAACCCTTTGTAATATTTCCTTCGAAGTTTTCCATTATCGTCTTGTTTAATAAACTCTTTGAATTTTCTTTCATCATAAAATACTCTGGTTCTATTTCCATCCAACACTTTAACAATAGGAGTTTCCATTGAAATTATGTAAGGATCTTCTCGTTGCAATAGAGTCGGGAAAAGAGTATGAAACATGTTGAGCAACAATCCCTTAATGTGAATACCGTCAACATCTGCGTCGCATAAAATGGCTACTTTACCATAATTCAATGTATCAAAATTCTTTTCAATAGTATAATCCACACCTAATCGAAGGTTCAGAGCATTGATCGCGTTTTTGATTTCATTGTTTTTGGCGATACTTTGTGTACTCGCATTTCTAACATTGAGGAGTTTACCACGAAGCGGAAACAGTCCAAAATAATCTCTACCTTTGACTTGTGGAAGTTTAGTATTCCCAACGAATCCTTTCTCAATTCCACGAGCTCCGTAAGTCTTTGCTGAAAGCCCCTCCGTAAAGATACAGATACATTCTCCCGATTTCTTAGTACCGGCAAAATTGGCTGGATCGTAACCAGGAATTTTCTGGAAAGTTTTCTTTTTCTTTTCTATCTTTTTCAAAGTCAACAATTCCTTTCCCTTAATAATATCTTGAACTTTATCGGCGAATTTCCATTTCATAAGAGTTGTTATGTGTTTCTTAGTAACTTTAGGTTTGGGAGTAGGTGCTGTGAGACACGTCTTAGACTGACTACTAAACTCTGGGTTGGGTAAATCAGCTTTAATTAAAATTCTGAAAAACTGCTTAATATCTCTAATATTGACTGAAGGTTTATTCTTTTTGTTGAACTTGGCAAGCATGGGTTTGAAGATAGCATTTGCCCAAACATCAACATGGACCCCGCCGTCTAAGTTGTGGACACCATTTGTGAATGCGACAAAGTTGTAACTAGTGTCTGGAACTAACACTACGACGCAATCATCGGTCTTGATTTGAAGTATTTCGTCGTTATCACAAAAAAGTTTGGAGTAATCTTTCAAATTTGTAATAGGCACTTTCTTTTTGTTAAGCATGACAGATACACCACTACAACCAGAAATCATAGAAGTGTCATAGATGTATCTATAATACAAACTTAACAGATCTTTTGAATAATTAGCAATTTTGAAAAAAGCAAAGTCGGGCGTCCAAGTAACCAAAGTATACGGATTACCACTTTTACGTTTCGTAATGATTGCTTTTTTACATGTTCGCATACCATCGGTCCATGTTTGACGATACACTTTAATCCCTTCGTCATCTTCATTTGGAACTCCTATTTCTATCTTAAATTCTGTAGAGAATACATTCGTTAACTTTGCACCATAACCATTTCTTCCCGAACCCTGACGTTTCCTGGTGTCATCGTAGTTATCAGATGTCAGTAATTCTCCAAAAATCATCTTTGGGATAGTAGATCCCGATTCGTGTTCGTCCAATGGAATCCACGAACCATCATTCCATACTGAAGTTTCTCCAGTTTCGTCATCGAAAGTAATCTTAATCTTAGTCATGTGAATATCATCTTCAACGCTTCTGTATATATTATCTATAGCGTTTGAAACGATTTCTACGAATATTCTTAACATGGCGGGAATATAAACAATGTCCCGTGTTATAAGTGTTGGTTTATCTGCCAATAGATCTGCAACACAGTGTTGATGTAATTCTTGAGGTTTAACAGAACCCACATAGGTGTCAGGACGCTTTCTAATATGTCCTAAATGGTCTGTTTTCTCGTATTTTCGTTGATTCGGTGATTTATGAGACATTTTCCATTTCAATAACTACTTTTTAAATTCATTTTATGTTAAATGAATTTACAACCTTAAACATCGGTTCTATTTTCGTGAAGTTCTACGAATTTCGACAATATGTTTTGTAATTTACTAGGAAATTTTGTCATATCAAATTTGAGACCGGATTTAAGTTTTTTCCCTTCAAAAGGTATAGTATTTTGAGTCGTATCGGGATTGGTGATCTGATACGCTTTTATGAGAGCATACACTAATTCTTGTGTATTTTTTTCAAATTTCTTAATTTTCTGTGAAATATCTATTTGAACTTGATGAGTCAAAACTTCATTTTCACTAGACACCATATTATTTAGAGAATCAAACAATGGAAATTTGGTAGTCATTTTTTTATAATTTCAAAATTATAAAAATCACTTTGAAGTATAAGCGGAATCAAATCCCAGATAACATACCGAGTCTCGCGCTCCTGAATTTTTAGGTTTTCCTATAGTGTACCCTGGAATAGCAACTGAATTCGCAGCTTTACTCTTAGCAACATTGCTCTGTGGTTTTTTGTTTTTAGACATTTTCTTAGCAATTTCTATCACGAACCTTTTGATTTCCTCCATATCGTGTGGTCCATCATACCTCATAAAAGGTTCACCATTCACGTGTAGAATCATTAACGGTACGTATTTGATAGGAGACTTGGTAGTTGAAGATTTAGTGACAATCCCTTTATTTTGACTTACATTAACCATAGCAAAAGTACAACCTCCTACGGAATTGGGGAGTTTTTTGAAAATAGGAATCAATGACTGACAATGCTGACACTTAGTAGAATAAAAAAGTACAAGTGAATATCCTTCTATCCCCACTGCGAGTGTTTTCCCTTTTTGTGTTTCTTTAACTGTGAAGTCTGTTTCGTTCAAGTAAAATAATCCTGAGCTCATTTTTAATGACTATTGTTTCTTAAAATTAATTTAATAGTTTTCTGGTATTCAAGAAATGGAAGGAATAGATATAACTAAAACTAAAATTCCCGAATTCGGACCTCTGAGTTTGACCTGGTTTAAGCCTATGTATATAGACGATGAAAAATGGTCCAATGTCATAAGCTATGTCTGGGCCCAACTATTATGCTCTGATGTTTACAAGACGATAGTAAAAAATTGGAAAACAGGATTTCCTAATTACTTGAAAACGTTTAAATACGATCACAATAATAAAAAATATTTCAAACCAACAAGTGTGCAAAAAAACGAAGTTCAATTAAAATCTATGATAGATTCTTTGAAATTATTCGACCAAACAGTATCGGAAAGTATCACTGGTCTCGAAACTTTAATACAATTATTGCAAAATTGGGATTCGATAGATGGTAGTACATATGCGGATAAAATTTTTGTAGACATGAAAAAATCCCTAAACTCCTCGCTAAATGAGAAAAATAGAATAACATACGATAAAGATGGTAATATAATTAAAGAATCTACTGGTAGAGAAGCATTTGTCCAATTTTTTAACAGATTGCCATTTACTGCCGTAGTTAACATAGGTAGAAAAAGAGATGGGAGAATTAAAACTGACATTTTGTCTGATATAAGCGAAGAAGATGAATTTGATATAGAAAATTCTGATGTTAGAGATTCTATTGTAGATATTTTGGAAGACAAAATGTCAGAAATTGTATTAGGTAAAGCAGAGGCCGACAAAGAAATTACAGATTTACAAGTTGAACTTAAAAAACTGAAAGAAAAAGAATATTTGTCGAGGGAAGAGCTGAAAAGTAATTGGAAACAATTACCAAGAAGTGAAAAGAAAAAATTTGAACATTCTTTGAAAAACGAATTTTTGAAAATGTTGTACCAATGCCGACTTACTAAATTCAAAGAATATCTGACAATCGTTTATCAGAACGTTGTTCAAAATGACAAATATAGAAATTTATTAATGCAAAGTCTTCCAGATTTACAGTCGTATTTTCTCACGGGGCAGCTCAAATACAATCGTATAATTTACGTGGATCCTTTTAATTTTCAAAAACCTTTATTGGGTGTTGGTGTCATAGATCATACACTTAGAGGAACTAATAATGTGGGTAGAGTTTTAATGGATCTACGAAAAGAACTAGTTATCAAAAAGAAACAACATTTGGATAAGGAAACTATCGCAAAATCTTTGAGTACTAAGAAAAGATTTTTATTAGCTCATGGTAAGTTAGGAGAGTTATTGAAACAACGAGATATTAAAGAATTTGTGGGGTTAAACACTGATCAGATAATACAACGACTTAATGATGGTGTAAGGGTGCAAACACCGAATAGAAGTTATTTGATATATCCCGATTGTTCCACTGTGGATTGTAATAACTTATCTCTTGATAAAGTTAGCGAAATTTTAAAAGATATGGGCCTTGAAGATATCGAGGTCCAATCTTATAATAAAACAAGACCTGATTTTCCAGAATTATCAGAATGGTCAATAGACTTCATCTATAATAAGAATATAAATGGGGTTCAAACCATATTTGATTACGAGGAACACAATCCCGGAAATCTTGCTAACTTTTTGAGAAAACAATATCTACGCAAATTATATGAAGTTCAGGTAGAAGAAGAGAAGATGAACATAGTTAGAGCTGTACTAGAATTTTTGTATTTGTCTGACACCAAAAATAGAGTAAAAGAAAGGGAAATGGAGGCTCTAATCACTCAAGAATTAAGTGATTTGCCAAGTTTAGAACTCGCTGCTTTAATAGAAGTTTTAGATAAAGCATATACAGGGGGTGATTTAGAAGAAGTTGTATCCGAAAAATGCGGAGTGTGTGACAAACAAGTAACATTGGAAGATACAGATTATGATATCACCGAGTTTGTAGCCTACGTACTTGAAAGAGATGTTAAACAGGGTAAATTAATAAGTCGTATAAGACAAGCACAGGTGAATGATGCGGAGAGTTGGAAATTTTTGAAAAAAATGAAAAAACTTCCCATAACTATTTCATCAGAACCAGGTATTTCCGAAGATCTAGAATTATTAGACCCACGCGATCTTCATGTTGCATCGTTATTCGAAGGATCTTTCGGGGATCCCTCGAAAGATCCAGGTGATAAACCCAACCCAATATACGACCAAGCTAAATTTATGTCAAATATTGGGTTGAGTTCTGGTTCTAAGACGACAGGAGATATTATATTTTCAAGTATTCCGGGTCAATATCAACCCTTTGAGTTATCACCAACAGCTCCTATAATATGCACAATCGACTATTTCAAATTTCCAACAGTATTACATGCTGTTTGTTATTTATGGTTTACTAGAGAGTTTAAAATCCCGAGAGAACAAAGTTATCAAATGTTATTGAAACAAAATTGGCGAGATTTGTTAACAACGTTGAGAATATTTGACGACATCAGAGAAATTCCATTCAATGAATTTAAAATTGGATTAGAAAATAGAGGATTTTTAGATATTGCAAGAGACATCGAAGAAAGGCTTAAAATATTGAGAAAAAATAACTTTGATATTTCAGTTAATTCTACCACATCTCCAAAAGATATAGAGTTGGGCGATTTACCGATATCCAAATCTCTATTGAAACATGAACTGATAGTTAGACTTTTAGATTCTGGTAAATATGAAGAAAATCCTTTTGTTACCTGGGACATAGCTTTCAAAATTTTATTAGACATGATGGATAGAAACATGTTTGAAACTGCTAAAAAAGCACTCGATAAAGCCCACGAAGTTAAATTTGCTTCCAAAATGATGAAAGAATTACTTAGCAGATCAGGAAGCAGTATTCTTTATCACGGAGACCGAGAAGATACAGTATTGGGTGTGGGACCTAAAAAGTCTGGTCTAAATCTCGCTGGGCATTCTCTCATGGAATTACGTCAAACTTTACGCGAACAATCAAGTAATATTATAGAACCAGATGATGAAACTTCTGAACAACTGGTTGCATTATTCACAGGTAAAATAAACTTATTCGGTGAATTATTACAACTTTTAAACAAACATTTTAATGATATTGATTTGGCAGTGAAACTTTCAAGAGGATTCCTTGTTCTTTACAAAATTAACTGTGGAGCGGGTGAGGGGGCTCCTTTTAAAATCACTAACAAATTACAATACGTTGTTAAGGATATTGCAAACAAATACAGTCAAAGATACAAAGATATTACTAGCTTGTTATGGGACTACATCAAAATTATGTATGGGCAATATTCCAGAGTTGTTCAATCAAAACCTACAATATCACCGGAAAAAACATGTATGTTTGATATAAATGAAAAATCTATCAGTAAAGATACAGAGGAAAAATCTAAAGTTATCATAACTAAACTTTTAAGATGTTTGTTAGTAGAATTTAATTCCCAAGATAAAATAGACAAGCTAGAAGAGATATCCCAGGAAATAGTGTCTTCTAATATTGGTCGTTCTAAATACATTGGAAAATTAAAATTAAAACAATTATCGTCATTGCAAAGAGAACAAATAATAGATGGCGAAGTAGAATATTATGACATATAAAACAACTACATTCAATATTTCATTTCAACGAATGAAATATCTAAGAAAAATATTATAATAGACAAATGGAAACAGTCCCACGAAGAGATATCTGTGTTCAAAATCATTGGGTTAATGTGTATAACCCTGTTGAATTATTAGGAACAAACATTAAAAATTTACCCAAGTCCAAGTTTAATCGATTTTACAAGGTGGAAGAAATTAAAATAGATAAGAGATGTCCTACTGGTCAATCTTATAAGATTTTATTTCTCCAAGATATAGTCGATAATTTACCTCTTAATTCTAATACGTATTTAGAAGCCAAAGAGTATTTCCCGAAAGTATCAAAGGAATATATCCTGAGCACATGGAGTCAAAAAATAAATATACAAGATGATTGGGATTCCCTTAAACGTTCAGGAATAATATTTTCATCCCAGGATCGTCAATATTTCAAAAACATAAAACCTGTTGAATTGGTAAATGAAGGGTGGCTTGAAGCCAAGGATAAATTATACCAGATAAAACCATTTGAAGCTGATAATTTTAATATTACTAGCCTAGAATTAGAGATAGTGTTGAAAAATAGAACCGAAAAAAAATTAGATCCCCTCGAAATTTTTGATTCAATGAAAGTTTCTGTCAAACTCCCATATGTTTATTGTTTGGGAAACACTAAGGAACTTTCCAATAGTATATACACTCCTGAAAATAATAGTAATTTTTGTTGTACATTGTGCTTGTCATCATTACCGGTAATAAAACCTAAATTAGAAATAATATTTCGATCTGAAAGGGAATGGGGAGCCTTGGATTTAGTTGTTAAACCCCTGGAGTGGATGAATCAAACAATTGATAATATTAAAGGGTTTTTAACAAAAAATAATATATCACATGAACCCAATTTAGAAACGTTACTAAAAGAGATAGAAATCTGGAAAAACTATCTATCTAGTTTTTCAAATATTAAAATAGAAGTTAGAAACTCTTACATTATTTTAAGAACTGAATTAAATCCCGAGAACGATTTTTCGGGAACTTTTTCTAAAAATATAGTTCAAAAGTTATTTGGCAACAGATACGAAATACAAAGGAATTCCCCAGGAACCGTTAATGTTGATTTCAGATATCCGAATATTGCTTTGGACAGTAATATATTTTTCTATATCATTCGACAACATCCCGTGTTGTGTCATTTACTGCTTCCAATGGAAGATAAAAAATTGGGTCTGATTCATCGGGAGAAAAACAAATTCAGGGGATCTTTTAGAATATTGGCGAAAGTTCACGACGAAACTATCAAGGCTACTTTTAATCAAAATCCGGGAAATAAAAGAAGTGATGGTATTCCATTTTTAAGTGTGAGTATCAAAGGGGCCAAAACTATATATTCCGTGTACTCCTTTGCCAGATTATTTGGAATAGCATTAGCTTTATATGAAAAAGAAAAAGGTAAAGTCGTGGTTCATTTCAAAAAATACGTTAACAAATATCCAAAATTACCCAGAATCAAAACAGATAAATCAAATTGTAATGCTAACAAAGATTGTGGTAAAACAATCTGTAATCCTGTTACCAAAAAATGTAGTCCTAATATATCGACTACAAAATGGTGGGCTGAAAATTATAGCAGAAAATGTCAACCAGTAATACCGTGGGTAGTAGATAAAGACTCTGTAGAAGATCTTCGTCAACTTGGATACCATGTTGACGAATTTCCTAAAAATAGCGGAGAGTTTTTAACATGTCCAAAAATTTCAAAAGGAAAGAAAACTTATGATAATTTCTATCTAATCTCCAATTCTTTGAGTAATCAAAAGAAATATCCATTCTTACCATGCTGTGGTGCAGACGATAGAAGAATACAAGCAGGTGCTTTGTATAACAAGTATTATGGTAATCTAGAAAATTTGGATTTAAACAATGGGACTCGTGTTGAGATGACTTTAGAAAATTTTAAGTCTGGAATGTTAGATAAACTTCTTGATTTTTCAAAAGATAAATTAACAATCATTGGATTTGATCCAGTGACTAAGAGATTTTTATCCTCGAAAAATCTCAAACTCACGGAAGATCAAGTAAAAAAGATTTTAGACATCCCTAAAGACCCATTAGGTGCAGTGTTAATTTCTAATAAAGGAGGAGATATTATGGTTACAGTTTTTGCAGAGATAGATATTATTAGAGCAGAACGTGATTTATTTTCAAAAGACATTGGCGAATTCGATCCATTAACAATTGGTCTCAATCAGCTTATTGTTATTTTAGGAGCTTCTAATTCTAGTAAATTTTTTATAGATCGTCTCAAAAGAAATGAAGATCTAAATACGCAAAAAAGAGCCACTATAGGAAGAAGTGGAAAATTGCCAACAAACATACATAGATTGCTTAATTTGGTAAGTCTTAATTTTGATTCTCCTGATACATGGCGCCGGCGGGGAGTCACGAGAGATTCTAGTGCTAGTTTTTTACATATATTGTATTGTGTTCAAAACGATAATGAAATATCCCGAAATAGTTCATTCGCTGTCAGAAGACAATTTTTAAAAGATATTGACAATAGGGGTAGAAATATTTCACTAGCTCTTTGTAAACAGTCGATGACTAATTTTTCCGAAGTAGAAATATTAAAGAAACTCGATCCTAATAATGAAGATTACGTAGATCCCCGAGAAATTCACGCGTTAGCTCAATATATATTTAATATGAATATCATCTTGTTGCAAAGATCCACAGACTCTGAAGACGCCGAGTTTGTTTTACCGTATTATAACGAAATGTATTTGACATCTAGCCACATTTATAAAAAAACAGTGGTGATATACGAGCATTTTGGAGCAGACGCTGAAAAATTTTTTAAGACGCCTCATTGTGAATTAGTAGAGGGGAATATAACAGAGGAAATTGGAGAATACTTACTGAGATCCTGGTTGTTTAATATTAAAACTTTTTCCGGGAATGATTTGATATTACCAATAGATATTCCGAATTCTTTCATAGAAAATGGCTGGTCTCAGGTTATTAACGATTCAGGTCATGGCATAAAATTAGTTAAAGATGGTATTTCTATACTCACTTCCAACTTACCACCATTACCTATACCAATGGTAGAAGATATGGAATATAATCCATCTGATGGTGAAATAGAATTTTTTTTAGACTCTAATAATTTAGTATTAACATCACAGAACGATAATGATATTTTTTCTGAATACTTAGGTGTCGTAGATGGTACTACTTTTGATTTTAAAATTATCACTTGGAATTCTGATAACTCTTTACTAGAATTATATATTCGAAATCGTAAAATTGCCAAATGCGTTGTCGGTTATTTTAATTTTGCATTGTCTACATATTTGAATAATATCAAATTTTCAACTAAAATGTTACAAGAAAAATTGAAACCTCATGAACATGAAATGGATCAAACTACATTGTTAGATTGTATATATGATTCACTAATAGATAGTTTTATAAACAAACACGTTTCTAACGAATTTTGGGACAATATGATTGAATTTTCCGAGATGTTACCCCCACCTCGGAGTATATACAGAAGTGGTAGATTATATTTAAATACACCGATAGTGAGTAATAATGGAAAATCAGACGTTGTGTTATTTAGATTAAAACTACAAGCCAAACTTTTGATGAAATACAATCTAGATATGATTTTAGACTACAAGGATAATCAAAGTATTCCTGAATATTTCCAATTGAAAGAAGATTTCACAAAAAGACCTAATGAATTAATCACAACACCTGGGAATTCATTTACAATTAATGATCCCAAAATAGTGTACACACATATTTTAATGAATCAAGATAAAGATTATATGTGGAGAAACAAAATTTTGACCAATAACAAAATTTGTATATCTAGAACTTTCGATGCTACTGATCCATTAGCACAAAATAAAATAAACGACTGGTTATATAAATTTAGGATAGATGACGCCGAAGAAATAGAAATAATAACTATTCAAAAACCCACCGATCCTGGAGATTTCAAAATTTTATCGCCATCACAACCAATACTCATAGTTATTAATGATGGTATATTGCCTCTATTTGTCCCTGTGATTGAATACACGAAGTAATCACAAAAAATGATTTTTTTTCTATTATTCAAATAATAGAAAATGGAACAAAAGTTATTAGACGAACTCGTTACTAAAGCTCAAGAATATGCAAATAATAATGACAAAAAAGCTCTCACAGACATGTTGAAATGCTTCGATAAGATGTATTACGAGCCTTCTTTCGAAGGAGGTATTCCAGATGATATATACGAACAATTAGTTGATATTTACGACGAAAAGTTTGGCAAAGATAAAACTTATCACGAAACTAAGGGCGTTGGAGCTAAAAATACTGGTATAGATACCAGAAAAGATGTAAAACTTCCATATCACATGGGGACTATACTCAAATTCGTGTCGGCTATGTTAGATCCCAAAAAGGGAACATCGGCTTGGAGTAAGTTAGTTTACAAAAGAAAATTTACTGCTTGGAAAAGTGAGCATCCCGGACCTTTTACTATCGAAGGCAAGGCCGACGGAATTTCGTGTTTGTTGATATACGAGAAAGTCAAGAATAAGATTAAGCGTACAATCTTTTCGAGAGGAACTGGTAGTACAGGTAAAGATCTTTCCAGATATCTTGATAAACTAAGTTTTATTCCTGGTGGCGAAGATTTAGAGTTCCCCAAAAGTAAAAAAATTGTGGTCAGAGGCGAATTGGTTATGAGAAATTCTGTGTGGAAGAAAAAGTATTCATCTGATTACGCAAATCCTCGTAATATTGTGGGTGGTTTTGTTACCAAGAAAAAACACACAGGGGTTGATACTAGCGATATTGATTTTGTTGCTTACGAGCTATTGGTACCTCGTGATAAAACTAGATATGAACAAATCATTGCTTTGAGAGAAATGGGATTTGTGACGGTCGAGACAACACAACTAACTAAGACTCAGCTTACAGAGCCCAAATTGTTCGAGATTTTGAAAGAATTCCGCAGAAAGAGCCCTTACGAAATAGATGGTTTGGTTGTATTTGATGATAGTAAAGTTAGACCTGTCAGCAAAACTGATGTATTGAAATCAGCTTTCGCATATAAGGTAAATATGCAAACGGCGGTAGTAGATGTAGTCGGGGTAGAATGGACTTCTAGCACCACAAATGCTCTTAAACCCGTGGTGATATATAAACCAGTTAAAATAGGTAGATTAATGGAAGATGGATCTATAGTGGGCGGTGTTTATCGAAGAGCGACCGGATTTAATGCTAAATTTATTAAGCAAAATAAAATCGGCCCAGGTTCCAAATTATTGATTATTAGAACCGGGGATGTTATTCCTTACATTGGACAAATCTTGAAAGATAAAAGAAAAAATAAGGTTCCCGATCTACCAGACAAGGTTAGAGATCCAAACCCTAAATATCAATACAAAGGACATGGAGAAATACCATTTGTATGGGGTGATGGACAAAATAGGAGAAGTCCAATGGATATATTCGCGACAGTAGAATTAGACAATGCTAGAATTCAAAAACTAGATTTGTTTTTCTCCGGTGGGCGTCAAAAACGAGGAATCAATATCAAGGGAATTGCTAAGAAAACAATCGAAGCTCTTTACAATCATGGAATGACAACTATCACTTCAATTCTACAAGCATCCGAAGAAAATATTACCAAAGCTCTCGGGAAAAAAGAAGAAGAGGGAGATGATGTATCTAGAAATGCTCGAGCTCCTAGAAAAAAGGGTAAAAAACATACCTTGAAAAGTAAAAAAGCTGCCAACATCCGCGAGGCAATAGATGAGAAATTCTCAGAACCGGTAGATTTAGCTCTTTTGATGGGTGCCACACAGCTTTTTCCACACGCACGTGGAAAAACTGTTCAAAAGATTGTTGATAAATATCCAGATATTCTTACAAATCCGCCTAAGAAATTGGAAAAAGTGAAGGGTGTTGGGCAAGATACACTAGATGGATTTCTAGAAGCTCTTCCTAAATTCAAAAAGTTTCTGAAAGACAACCCCCAAATCAAAGTTTATGTTAAGACTTCTCAACCAAGTCCTACTGGTATACTTACTGGGAAATCTTTTGTGTTTACTGGAAAAATGGAAGCGGGTACTCGCGAAGAAGCCCAAAATCTAGTTCGGCAACTTGGTGGAGAAACACCAGGAACTCTCACTAAGAAAGTATCGTTTCTAGTGGTTGGAAATCTAGGAGGTGGTGGGAAAAAACTCACCAAAGCTGATAATTATGGAGTCAAGATTATCACTGAATCTGACTTCCTAAAGATGACCAAATAATTGTGTAATTATAACTCTGAAGTATAATTACAAACTTAATTTTGCAAATGGGTCTGATAGATCTGTTTTGAATTCGTGAATCGCGTGGGGTTCTGAATCAGTAAACCAACAAGCTAGTGTATAGCGAGTACCACTAGTTACAACATTTACTTGGTGCGTATCTTGTAATCCCGCAGTAAATGCTGCTAATTTTCCAATTTCTGGTGAAATTACGTCGCATGATCCTTTAGTAAATTGTAAAGTACCACCTCTGAATTCTTGATTGAGAAACACGACACTAGAATATTTTCTATAAGGAGTGTAATTAGGACTACCGTCCATATAAAAGGCATCTGCGTGCTCCCCCAAAGATTGTCCAGTATTCCAACGGACAATATGAACAGAATCAGGAAAGAGTGGATGCTGAATATTATATTGTTTAATTAATTTATCTCGGATTTGCGAGACATAATTCGTCAATAAATCTTTGATAAATTTATCAGTAATTCGTCTATAATAGATTATACGATTATCAAAAGCACTGTTACCTCTATTTTGAGTCTTTTCTTTCTCGATTTGTGTAGTAAAATAGTACACGAAGAGTTTAGCATGGTCCTCTCGCATGAAATTATTTTCTAAAATATAAGACATTTCTTATTAATCATAATTGCTTAATAAGAAAATTAGTACTTGGTGATCTTCAACACCTTGTCATCCTTTGCTTCTCCTTTGATAGCTTCCAAAATTTCTTTGGCTACTTGATCCGAATTTCTAATCCCGTATTTCTTTAAAATATCAGCACTCTCTTTTTCCTGATCTTTCTTTTTACGTCTTCCACGTCTAACTCTATCTTTTGCGATGACTGCTGTACCTCGATATTTAACACCGGCCTGTTCATTTTTCTCTAAAAATGCAAGAATTCTTCTCTCTAAATCTTTCTTGCGTTCATGTAATTTTCTTTTTTGCGCATTCAGTCGTTTGATTTCTTCATCAATTTTACCAACTTCGGATATAAAACCTTTGATTCGTTCACTCATTTTAAAAACTATATTTATCTTTAAAAATATTAAATGTTAGGAAGTATAATAAATTTTGTGAAAGATCACACGTATATTTCTATTGTCATCGCAGCATTATTGTTTTTGTTTTTGTATTGGTTGTTTTTTGTTGACAAAAGCGGGAAAGGAACGTGGAACAAAACTTTTCACTTTCCCGAAAAAGAACCAATTGGGCAAAGGATAAGAGCATCCGGGGAGAGTAAAGGGGAAGCCGAATGTCGTTATGTTTTAGAAACCATATTCAATAAACCATTTAAGAAACGCCGACCTAAATTTTTGTTTAATAACAAAACCGGGTCTAATATGGAACTAGATATGTATAATAAAGAATTAGGAATCGCGTGTGAGTATAACGGAAAACAACATTACGAATATGTTCCTTATTTTCATAGGGGCGGGGAAAGTGATTTCAGAGCACAACAAGAACGTGATAATTTAAAGAGACGTGTTTGTAGAAAATTAGGTATATTTTTAATAGAAATTCCACATACTGTGAAATTAGAAAATATTCGTCAAACTATAACCAGTGAATTAAGAAAAAATGGCTTCAAAGTTTAATGTAATAATAAAATGTATTACTTATTGCTCATACTCCCAGTGCTCTTTGGAGCAAAAGTTCTTTCAGAGTCCAACACTAGAATTGGTAATTATTACCGATTTAAAAGGCGAAAGTGGAAAGAGTTAAAAGAAATGGTGTCATCTCAATATACAAGTACTTTTGATATATATCGCGTGAGCTATCAAATGTTATTAAAAGCAATGTATCAAGACGTGTTATCTTATTTTGATAATAGGGTAGTACAAAAAGATAAAAAAGTCTATGAAATTACTTATTACATAGAAGGTCAGAAATATAAACTTCCTATTAAGGTAAGAAGGGGTCCAAGTAAGATTATAGACGCTAGTAACGAAAATCAAGAATGTATCTTGTTAGAATTAAAAGAATATTCATCACCAAATGGAAGTCTTAACAACTCTTTGGTTACTCCTAAGTACTTAGGTTATCAAAAAGTAATTATTACGACGATGAATGGTGATACGACATTTGAAGAAAATGAACCAGTCATAATAAATTAATTATCAAATATTCGTGATTTAATAATTATTTGCCTCATAATAAAAATGCCATCGAGGAAAATTAGATCTAGAAAAAAGAGATCCAGTGTTGCTAAAAAACAAACTGGTAAATCTAAGAAAAAATCTGTGAAAAAACTTCCGAATAGATTGCGAGTCAAATTACCCGATCTGTTCAGTAAGGTATCTTTAGACCCGCCTCCAATTAAACCTAAAAAAGGCAAACCGCGTCAAGTGACAACAAGTTCTATTAAACGCAAACAAAAAGTCAATAATATTTTGAACGAATTTATTTTTTCACTGAATGAACCATTCACCAGGAGAAGTTTTATAGACTCACTTAATGTTTTTAGAAAAAATGTAGTATCATCTAACAGTAAAGTCCCCCCTTCACTTCGGAGAAACATATTATCATCACTTAAATCCGTAGAATATACTTTATCAAATTTACAAGAGAGTAAATTACAAGAGTGGTTAAAAGAATATCAAAAAGATGATAAAAATAAGATAAGAGATATATCTCTGGTTGTTAAATCTTTGGCTCAAGAAAGTTTGAAAGATGATACTGAGAAACTTTTAAGTTTGGCTTTAGAGGTATCACCTGAATTGGAGGGATTTTCCTCTTTATCTAAAAATCAAAAAACACCTATTTTAGAAATAGTTTCCGAACGAATGATTGAGCTAAACAAAGAATTATCAAATCCTGGTTATAGAAAATATTTGGAATTTTTAGAGAAGAATCCATCGAAAGCAATAAATATTATAACTTGGTTAGAAGAAAATTTCGCAGATTCTTCGGATGTGTGGGACAGAATATCGGAACTTATGCCACTTGAAGACGAAGACGAAGATGTTATAATTGTTCCCACCAAGATCAAATCGAGACCAACGAAAATGATAATATCTCTTTCCGCACTAATTGGAGAATTACAAAGAGTGGAAAGAATGCAAAGTCAGGGGTTAATAAAATCGGATACATTGGTACAAATAATAGAAAAATCCAAAGAAGCTTTAAAATTTGTAGGGGGGATAACATTAGCCGAGACAAGAGCCTTTGTAGAATTAAATACGAAGACTAACGGCGAGTTATTCAAAGACATTAATTTACTAAAAAGATTAACTTCCGGTAATTTTGGTCATAGTCTATCTCATGACAAAAATTCCGAAGAAATAGTAGAACTAAGAGATAAAATAATTAAATTGCTAAATGATAATTCTATTAAACAGGATATAGTTCTAGGCGAAGATCCAATTATATCAATCAGCGTCATGCCAGGAGGTTCCGGTGAGTACGGAGGAGATGATACACCAGACGTGTACACAGCAATTGCTGTTTCCGATAAGGAAATCAAATCTGTATATCCCTCGGTAGCTATAAATGAAAGAAAACTGGGAAAAATATCATTTAAGAAGACTCTCAAAACTACCCGAGATATTGAAGAGATTGTTTTGAAAGACGAAGATTCCTCTGATTTAATTAAGAAAATATTGAATGTTGTCAAGGGATATGTTACGACTGTTATGAACAAATTCTTAGAACTACCTAGTTTTCAAGATGATATACAGGTTCAAATATTCAGTAAATGGTACAAAACTGTATTCATAAATGATCTTTTTATACAAATAAAAGTATCCTCTGAAACTATGGGAGATGTATTAGATAGAGTATCAGAATTTTTGATATTTTTTATGATAGATTCTTTTAGAGGAATGAAGAAAAATATTTTCGTAATAACAAATCTCACTGGATCACTAAATGGCCGAGAATCTGGTGAATATTTTAGAAACATGATTCTTCAACGCAGAATTACCCCACAGAGCATCTTAGAACAAACTTTAAAAGATAAACTTCCGATTGTATTTGCTGTTCAAAATTTTAAAGGTAGACTTGTAGAAAATAGAGTAAGAAACGGTATTAATTGGTTAAAAGATAATTTGTTGCAGATAATATTAAACAGTTTAGATCCGACTTCTAAAACAATAAGAAAAAGAAGTAGACCCATAACTGATTTACCAGAGAGGGTAATAGATCCCAGTGATAATCAGCTAAAAACCAAGAAAGAATTTTTAGCATCTTATGGGCCCAAATTTTCAGAACAAAAGGAGGCTATGAAAATTTGGAATGATAGTAAAAAAGTAATATTTGAAGATTTGATATTACATGGGAGCTGTGAAGATAAATCTCAGCATTCCGTTTTGTATTTAGAAGAAAAGCTGGATTCAAATACTGGCAAGCAAATCAAAATATTGTATTGTTTCGACTTATCAGAACTTTATGATAAGCTTACTAGTAATTCTGGAACATTTGTAAATGAATTTTCTGGAAAACCATTTTCGGACGAATTTAGACAAATGATACAAAATATTACCCCGGAGACTATTAGAAATATCAAAGAGTCAAACGAATTTTTATCGTCATTATACAAACTTCAAAATAACAATAGAATCAAAAAAATCCAAAGATGGTTTAGACGAGCCAGGAGTAAAAAGGATTTGAGATTCAAGAATAATGGTAAATGGGCGCTGACATTTTTGTTAGACTTACGTCCTGTCAAAGACTATATCGAAGAAAATAAACCAGATGCTATGGAAGAAGACGAAGAAGATTTGGATATGGATGATTTATTTGGTAGCGATGATAGCGACGAAGAAGATTTGGATATTAATGATGAGGAGGAAGATGAAGAGGAAGATGAAGAGGAAGATGAAGATTTATTTGGTAGCAGTAATGACGATGACGAGGAAGATGATGAAGACAAACCACACGGCACCGGAGCTGCTAGTCCGGCAGAGTCTCAAGATGAAGCATCGTCTGATACATCATTTTCGATGAATGATAATATGTGTAATGTGTGTAATAAACCATGCAAATTTGGATTTGCCTCTATAAATGATGGTTCCGGTGGTCCCAAAACTGTTTATTTCTGTAAGGGAGAACCTTGTTTAGCGATATATAGTTTCAATAAATAAATTTAAATCGGTAATTTTTTTAATAAAATGGAAAAAATTACACTTGGAAAAGATGAAAATGGTAAATTGTCATATACCACCTCGCGTGGTGGCAAAATGTTTGATATTACCAAAGAACTAAGGGCAAAAGCTATTGATTTAGATGAAATGACTAAAAAAGTCAAACCGGTTTATAAAAGTTTGTATATCATTCGTCACAAAATAATAGTTCCTATGGCTAGATTGGAAGACAATGAGATAGACTTGATATATCTAAATAGACATAGTAAACACGCAATATTTGTACCTCCTCGGGCGGAAGTTACTTGGAATGGTAAAAAGATCTAAAATTCTATCGAGAACAATAAATATGTATAACTCGCATGGTATAATTGCTTTTAACAAGACGTTATTTACGTCTTGTCGGGAAGTGAAATTTTTAGTTATTCAACGAAGAGACACGTTGAGTTTTATACAACTGCTGAGGTTTTCTAATAAGTTATCTGACGAAGAAATTCGTCAAAAAATATCTAGAATTACACCCAACGAAGCAGAAAGATTACTATCTCATACTTTTAAAGATTTATGGGAAGATTTATTTATTGATAAGAGCAATCGGACTTACATAACAGAGAGAAATAAAGCTCGGTACAATTATAAATTGCTTTTGGAAAAATACAAATCAGAAATAGAAATACCAAAAACTAATAAATTGGAATGGGGGATCCCGAAAGGACGTAGAAAACGCAAAGAAACCGGGTTTGATTGTTCTATTAGAGAGTGGGAAGAAGAAACCGGTTTTGATTCTTCTAAAATCCAAATAATTAACACGCGACCATTTTTCTATAATTTAGATTATGGATTTAGAGCCGTCTGTGTAGAATGTTGGTTAGCAAAGAGTGAAAAACTCCTAGAACCTAATTATAAAAAGACAAAGCTGCGTTCTTTCATTTCAGGAGAAGTAGGAGACATTAAATGGGTTTCTACCAAAGAAATGTGTTTTCTACCCACAGAAATTCAAGAAATGCTATTAGAAGTTGAAGAATTCGTAGAAAATAATTTATAATTCTTAATATTTCAAGTATTAAGAATATTTAATCTAGAGCATCCTAGAAAGTTTCTAACGATTTAAATAATCAAAACAAATAATTAATAATGGAAAAAGTCTCATATTCGATCAAGGTAAGCGAGGATGGACGGCCTACGACACTTGATACACGTCGGGAATTTACACCTCTTGTAGATAAATATGAAAGGAGAAATATATGCAACAGTTTGAAGTTAATTTTTAAAAATCTAAGGTCTAAGTTGTTAGATCACCTCCTTTTAGGGGGTGAGCATGCCCAAAAAGTTTCCCCGGGGTTCTCAACGCCTGTTGAATGGGATTCTGAAATCGAATCCGATGAAAAACGAGAAATCGTTTTGGCAGACCCCCGCCTTGGAATGTTTAGTTTATTTGCATACCATGTAAATAGGGGGTATAAAAATCAAGAATTAAAGAAAAGCAATAAGGTTTTTTGCTCTCATATATTCTCTTTGTTTTTTGCACTTCCTATCTTAATTTTTATTAGTCAATGGATGCTTTACATTGGTTTGATTACCCATGAAATAAATGCATTCGACGGTAACTTTTGTCCCAACAAGAGTAACTTCGAAAATAAACTTCTTATGGCCGCTACAGGTATTATTTACTTCGTGAGAAGTTTTTTTATCTGGGACAACTTGACTTCGCGTATAGGTTTGAAAAAGATGAATAAGATTGACAATATTCCGGCGATTATTGATACCTTTCAAGAGTTTTTGTTTAGCTTAATAGTGTATGGAGCTAATTTATGGATTGTTTTTGTAGAGAATGACATTCAAAACATGATCTTAAATTCACTCGCTATGGAGTTCCTTATGCAACTTGATAACGAATTTCAAGAAATGTACTTTAATTATCTTCCTGGAGCAGCCGAAGACATTTACGACAATATATACGTCTCTTACAAAGAAAATAGAGCGCTACTTGAAGATAAATATCGAGAAAGTAATTGTTTCAAATGTTTTAGCTATTCTTTATGGGTTCCTTATAAAATACTAGTATTGTTGACTTTTGTATTTCCAGGGGTGTGTCTTTTCATGGCTATAGCCGGTCCTATTTGTAAATAATAATCTTAATTCTTTTGAAATAAGATTAAAAAACCGGTGGTCGCATTGGATCATTAGGTCCCGGACAAATACTTGTCCACTCAAATTTTTGATTCATATTCTCACATAGATGAGAAATGTTACTATCAGGTCGGGGCTTACCCGTACAAGGTGGATTTGGTTTCAAGTTCTGCACAGGATTAGACCACATAAATCTATATCCATTTTCATAAACTTTTGGTCTACCTATAGTTCCTTTAGGACAGCAGAATTTACTAAGCTTGGGGCAGTTGAATTCCGACCATTGTTGGCATACACCATCTGGGGGGTTAGTTTTTCCGGCACCTCCAGCATTACACACGCAATTACTCGCGCGAGCTGGGTTTGAGCAGTGTTTTTTAGCGGGCGTGACTTCAAAGTGAAAACTTTGTGCCATTGTTCCGAGTTCTCCTAAATTTGCATAAGACATTTTATTTAAGAAAAATAATTTGAAATAAAATGTTGAAAGTCACTTCCCAAGCAACTCGGCAAATTAAAAAAATACTAGGTAATAACCAAGCTATATTTTTCGGCGCCACGGGTGGTGGGTGTAATGGATTCAAGTATGTTATGAAACCAGTAAAAGAAGTGATACATGGCGATAACATGGATGAATTGGTCTCTTGTAATGAAATTCCATTTTTAATATGTGGTAAATCTATTTTTTTGGTAATGGGAACAGAAATAGATTATGTTGAAGATTTTATGGGGTCTAGATTTGTGTTCGAAAATCCAAACTCGAATAGTTCATGTGGTTGTGGAAATACGTTTTCATTCAAGGATAACTAGTGACAAGAACGTACATGTTAATTTTTTCACATATTGGACAAGGACAAGTACCAACACTTCTATGCAATTGTCTTTCATTTACACAATTCCAATGCCACCGTGGAAATGAATTGCTATTTTGAAAATTCACAGTGCAATTGCAAATTATTAATACACAAAATCTAGATAAATGCCTATCGCATCTCATACATGTCAATGAAGATTTATTTAACAGTTTCAACGCAAAACTATAGTAATTTGGTATCCAGGGAGGTCTAGGTATAGATATAAATCGTTTCCAAACATTTTCTTGATTTATTAAAAAATCTCGATGACGATGATCACAAAGTGTTAAAAGAAGAGTTTCTTTCATTGTTAAAAAACTTGTAATCAAAGTCAAACAATCCTCATTTACATGGGAAATAATACACATTTATTATTAGTTTCGTATTTTAAACGTGATAATAAATGGGCTTAACCTTTTCTATCATGGTAGTGAATTTACATCGTATTCATAAATTTAAAAAAGATGTATTAATAAAAAATGAGTATATTAAGATCAACTCTGAATCGCCCAACGTTATTTACACCACAGGTCAACGTGACGGGTCAATTTCATAATTTAACATCATCTGGGACATTCCCATTACCCGGAAATGATACTAGAAGTAGCGGTCCTGGTGGAGCTGTACAATTAAGTAATGGAAATGGTGGTTTCATTAACGACGGGCAGTTATATGTTCAAAATGGTTTGGTATTAGATAATTCCGTAGTTACTGATATAAACCAAAAACCTTTTGTATTGGCACTCTCACAAACGCAACAATCGGGGGGTTATGTTCCAAACCCAGCAGTAGATAATAATGGAGATATTTTTTATGGAGCGCTCTCGGGGGGTGCTACAAGTTTTTATGGTTATAACGGAGGTTGGGTAGATTTAGTTGGTGGGGGTGGAGGTGGAGGGTCAGCGAATGTGCCAGATAACTCTATACAGTTTCGTGGTACTGCTGGTGCTTTTGTAAGCTCTCCTTTATTTGCCTTTTACAGATCAGGTGATACTACTCCAAGTGGCTTTACAGTACCAGTCAATACCAATTTTTTATCTATAGGAAGTGGACTGGGGCAAGCTGGAAGTCCACCAGATCCCCTTTTGACGACCAGTATAGGTTTCGTTTCGGATCTCGGTGCTAATCCAGTAGAGTTTGGTGTTAATCCATTTGGGTTAAATTTAAATTTACCAAACGGTAATGATAACCAACAATTTCGAATAGAAACAAACGAAGTTGCACCTTTAAATACCAACCCCCCGGTTGAAATACAAACAAGAGATGGCGCTATAAATCTTCAATCTCAGAGGGGTGGTGGTGCTGTAGGTGTTGGTACAATCAATCTATTGACTAATACTGGTGGTATTACTTTACAATCTAGGGGAAACGACCCAGCAGGACAAAATGGTGGGGAAATAAAACTTGATAGTCAAGACGGTAATATATTGTTACATTCCACTCGTAAAAGTGGCAACAAAAGTGTAGAATTAAGATCACAAGGTGCTTTTGGTGCTGGTGCTACTCCTGGAATTCTCTTGAATTCAATACAAGCGGTTGCGGGTGCTCCTAGCATACCTAGTGGTTATATTACACTTCAAACAGAGGGTGGGAATATAGAACTTTCAACCACAATAGGAACTCAAGGATTAACTAACAGTGGGTTTATAAATCTCGAGACAGTTAATGGAAATATTAATTTAACAGCACCCAGCAGGAATATTCAATTAATCGCGGAAGGATTGGGTGGATCCGTAAAACTCAGGAACATCTTGGAGATTCAGGACACGACTCCAAATACTACTGTAACTATTAATGGAGTGTCAGGAAATATAACTACCACCATTGGAGATATAACAGCCACCATTGGAGATATAACAGCCACCGCTGGTACAGTAAAAGGCAATCAATTAGAATCAACAACTACTACGGAAGTTGGTACAGATTTAACCGTTGAAAATGATGCAATAATTGGAAATACGGGTGGTGGTTCTTTTACTGTAAAGACCACTAACACGGTCGTGGGTCTTCCCGCGCTTCGTACGTACGTTGATGCGGGAGTGGATCAAACAAAATTAAATACATCATTATCATTAATGGCTGATACCTCTGCTGTTTTAGACATTCAAGGTGCAAATTCTAGAAGATTAGCGGCGGCGGGTTCATTAGCTTACAATTCTTCAGCCCGTTTGCTTACTTATGGCGGTTTAGACCCAAGTGGTACTTTATCAAATAAATTTATTGGTAATAAAGTATTACTTAAATCCGTAGAATTTATACAATCTTTGTCCAAAAATAACGCAAGACAAGGGACAGTGATAAATTATACTGGTGGCACTCCTGGTGGTTATGAATCCGCAGCCGCTTCTGGGACCGCTGCTGGTAGAAAATCTTTAGATTTAACTGGAAATGTTGTGGCAACTATGATTAATGATGGCCAGATCAATCCTGGGGGGATAAATGACGTGTTTTGCGTTGAAGTACAAATGCCTCCTAGATATACCGCCACCGGTGTCGGGTTTCAAAACGAATTTTCCGTTTTAGTTGAGGGCACCGTGACTATCCACTATCCAAATTTTTCTGGAGGTCCAGATGAATACGCAAATATAGGTGTAGGTGTATGGGCCACAGACGCGGCTACACCTTCTGGGTCTGCAAATCCAGCTCCTCTCGGCGGAGCAGCTCCTGGTGCAACAGATGTCTGGAGGTGGGGTAATAGTCTTTTTAACAGAGTCGCGGGTACCAACCCTAATAGAATTAGCGGTGGTGCTGATACATGGCCACGACCCATGCATGCTTCGTATTATTATAATTTAAACGAAAGTCAAGTCCCTCCAGTGAATTTTATTACTGGATTTGGTTTAACAACACCCGTAGATAGGAACGATGATCTAAAAACACTTCCAAATAATATTTTGCCCGGCGAACCTGGTTGGATAGATCCGTTGGGGGCCCCTAATTCTAAAAATTTACCTGGACAAGCTGGACCGCCATGCGCCGGATCTTATTTTAGAGCTCCTCTAGTGTCAGCCGGAGAATATCAAATAACACAAGTTCCGTTTAGCATAGTGTGTCAAAATACTAATAATACTACTAGTGTTCAAAAACAATATATTTGGGTTACTCTTTATGCTCCACAAGGATCAACTTCAACACCATTTTGTCCTTATGTATTTAGAGACGGTTATTATGGATTTGTGAATATTGGATCAAATTTTTCAAGATACGGAGGTATAAACACGTGCAGCGTGTATTACATTGGAGATCAAGATGTAATGTCTGATACAACGGCTGCCTAAGTCTTTTTGAAATCTTAATTCTTTTTTTAGAGTTAAGATTATATGAGAAACTCAAATTCTCCTAGTAATGGATAATGATCGGAAAGATCTGTGGTGCAAAAATCTGGATTTACCATCATATTTTCCTTTAATCTCCAGAATCCAACCTTGAATTTTTTTGGACTCTTGAGAAGTATTACACGCGAATTTGATTTTAATAGGTGAGATTTCTTGGAAACTAATATATAGTCCAGAAGTTCTCTGGGGCAACATTTACAACTAACCTTGGAAGCTTTTTTACTAGTTTTTTCACATTCTGTACCCCCTAACCACCAAGGAAGGTTTTGACACGCTCCTGGATTTTTCTTATTACATGAATGACAAATAGAACAAACATACTCTTTATTACATCCGTAGTGTGAATCTGCTCCATCGTCGCCAACCAGAGAGTTTGTTTCTGGATCAGATGTATACTTGTGTTTTCCTGATAATTTAGGTATATCTACATCCAACACTCTGCACATCGATTTAATTCTAGATTCATATTTATGTTTATCTATATTGAAATCGCCAGAATATATCACTGGTTCTCCTGGTGGTATTTTTTGTTGTTTTGCAAATTTTTGAAGTTCTCTTATTTGCTTTGTTCTAATTTTCTTGGCTCCCGCGTCATTCCACGCCTGTAAATGAGTACCAAATACGTGAAATATCTTTCCTCTTTTTTTGATCTTGGAATACACAATACCTTTGGCTACTAATCCGTCCGCACCTTTTGATGAATCGTATATATGAAATTTTGTTTCTTCTATAGGCCACTTACTTACAATCATTACCCCACCATTCTTAAATTTTCCAAATCTACTGGGTAATACTTTTGTCTTGTGCTTCCATCCGAGACTTTTAAGACCATTGGTTAATTTTTTGGTAGCAGTGTCTTCGAAAGCTTCACAGAGTACGATTGTATCTATATTACCATTATTAATTTTTTTAACAGCTCTTGGTATAATAGAGGCTCGTTTAGCCGCTCCGTTGTTTATGAAAATAGTAGGATCTAGCTGCACATTGTACTGTAAGACATTAAATGGAATCTTTCGTAGCTTCATAGCATTGATGAGTTCCTGTTTTTTCATGTTATAATATTTTTTGACACCTTTACTTTTTGCTAAATTCCGTATTGCAATCAAACTTGTCATTTTATTTGACATAGGAATAATTTTCACAGGTTTAAACATTATATCGATTTTAAAAATGTCTTATTGGACGATTAATCCCGAAATAGATATGAAAATTGAGAAAGAAATAGGCGGTATACTTGGATGTACTTTTAGTCCTAATTTTTACACTTCTACTAATCTGTTAATAATCAATCCTTTACTTGTATACTTATTACTAAAAAAGACTGATACTGTTGAATGGATTTTGCTAATAATTCTATCGCTGATAAGAGCACTGTTGGATATAGCAGATGGAACTGTTGCTAGATATTGTAATGCGGGAAGTAAATTTGGTGCTAATTTTGATATAGTTACTGACGCTATTTTTATATTAAGTTTGACCGTATCTGTCATATATAGTTGGTCTTTGAATTATAAAAAGTTAGATACATTGTCTATAACATGTTTTGTAGTTCTTTTAGTCGTAAATGCTGCTGTATTGGAACAAACTTGGGAAGAGTTGACTACAGATAAAAGAGAACTGTCTGAATTAAGTGTCGTTGTGAAAGATAATTCTATCATTACCACTCCAGTGATAGTTATTTTGATCAAATTGTTTATAGAGAGGATGAGAAAATCTAAAAAATCTTAATTCTTTTTGAAGAGTTAAGATTATTTTTATTACAATGTTAACAGGTCTGTCTTAAGACACATTGCTTGTAATTCATGGAATAACAACTTGCAAGCATAAGGTAATTGGACCCTGGTGATCTTATCGTGGCCACACAAGTTGCATTGTTCTGCTTTACTGAATTGGTGACAATGATTGCAGACATCGACTTCGAAGTAATCAGACATATCCAACAACCTCTCTTTTAGAAATGCCGAAGATCCATGACTAAGCATACAATCGCGTTCCATCTCGCCAAATCTCAAACCACCCTCTCTGGATCTACCCTCTAGAGGTTGTCTGGTCAACACTTGACAATCCCCGTGAGCTCTCGCGTGCATCTTGTCATCTACCATGTGCTTCAGGCGTTGATAATATGTTGATCCCATAAATATCCGAGCCTGCATTGTATCACCCGTGAAACCATTCATCATGGTATGTTCCCCCTTACTATCAAAACCATGTGCGGTGAGTTCTTCTTCGATTCTACTAGCTATGCCAGTGCTGTTTGACGTGTAAGGTGTGGCATCTCGTCTTTTACCAGTGACGGTGGTCAGAATAGAAGCCCACGATTCAATTAATTGATTAATTGTCATACGTGATGGAATACAATGGGGATTGATGATAATATCAGGAGTTACACCATCCTGTGTGAACGGCATGTCTTCGTGAGCATAAACTTGACCAATGGTTCCTTTTTGTGCAGAACGACTAGCAAATTTATCCCCGACTTGTGGAATTCTAATAGATCTTATTTTAATTTTGATAAATTTGAATCCCTCGGGGGTGGTTCCCATAAATACACGGTCAACAACCCCTTTTTCATTTGCTTTGGCAACTCTGCTACAGTCTTTTCGTTCACTCACACCTTTTTTATTAGTATACGTCATGACCCGACCAATCAATACATCATTTTTCTGGACTTTTTCTCCTACTCGAATGATACCGTCATCACCTAATTTATCATATTGATAAAAGCTTTTACGCACATCCGATGCTGGAAACTCAATAGATTCTTGGTAAGATGTACCCTTTTTCTTTTCGATATAAGAAGCTATTTTATACGTGACAACTCGAAACAGACCGCGATCAATTGCGGATTTGTTCATAATAATTGAATCTTCCTGATTGAATCCAGTGTATGTCAATATCGCTACATTAACGTTCATCCCCGATGGTAAGTTGTCAAAACCCATGAAACTAGCCATTTTTGTAGTTGTGATAGGCTTTTGCGCACCAGAAAGAACATGTACTACAGTGTCAGTTCTTACATTATTTGAAAGAGCATATTGTCCAAGAGCTTGTTTTCCCATAGCAGATTGGTAACAATTTCTTGGAGACTGACTGTGATCGGGAAAAGGGATAATAGAGGCGCATACTCCCATCATCAACGATGGATGAATTTCACATAAGTCGTACTTGACGGCTTCTACTTGATCATCCATAGGGGAATCCTCTTCTTCGAGTTCATCCATATCTTCTAAAAATTCGACTTGACTCTGCGTGGGTTTTAATCGAGCTTGTTCCATCGCAATCACCATATTTTCTAATTCTGCTGGGTCTCTGTACTTAATAATACCTTGTTCCACCATTTCGTACCATGAAAGACTGTTATCTATCTCTGGAAGTTGGTTATCATCGACAGAAAGCAAAGGTCTAATCAATCTTCCCGAATCACTGGCGATGTGAATTTCGTTATCATACTTGTCGAATGAAATTGACACCTCGTGTGGTATTTGATTCGAATCTCTAAGATCCCGTAATTCTTCACAAAGTTGATCTGGGACTTCGGTCACTCCTACTATATTTCCATTCAAAAATATTCTCACCATATTCATAATATTTGTCACATCTTTGATCTCGACAACCGGAATAACATTTTCCGATCTTTCCACTGTTTCTCTAACCAATGTACTTGTCACCCCGTTAGTAACTTCGCAAGTCATTGTAAAATTCTTTACAATACCACTAGAATGCCCTTCTGGTGTTTCGAATAGACAAATGTAAAATATTTGTGATCCGTGAAGTTGTCGAATTTGTGTGTTCTTACCTTCCTTGCCGATAGGGATTACAATTCTTCTCAAATGAGATCTGAATGCTCCCAGTGTCATTCGGTTAGCACATTGAGACACACCTTGTCTAATATACGAGTTTTTTTGAACTCCCCATTTCCCAGTTGAGAAACAAGATTGAAATCCCTGTGTAATTGAATTAAATCTACCAAGTGCTATTTTGATATCCGGTCGCTTTTGAACAATAGGTGTAACGGACCTCACCAATCTCTTGAAAAGAGATCGAAACAAACTACTAATCAATACACCTGCTACTTCAAATCTTTTGTTAGCAATATTATCCCGATCATCACACGGGCGTACTTGTTTATCATTCTCGTCTGTAGAAGCCGTTTCTAGAAGTTTCTTGACCATAGTGCCTAAAAACAACCCCCTCTCCAACCCGTGAGTAATAACTCCCATGTGGGGAAATATTTCGTTTTCAAGAATTTGGGACGCGTAGGCTATTCTTTTATCGTGTGCTACAGCGTGCATCGCTGATTTTCCTATCAGTTCAAGGGCCTCATCTTGTGTAATTTTTCCACATTCTTCGTATATAGTTTTGAAAAAACACCTCGTGTGTTTATTAACACCAATCAGGGATGGTAAATCTTTTAAAACAAATCCCATTGCGATGAAAACTATACCCACTGGTATTTCCTGTTGAATATAAGGAAGAGAAAAGTAAATATCTTTGTCGTTTTTTCCAATCAGGGCTTTTACCAAGACAGAATGACCAGTCGTGTCTGACATGGATCGCACCTCGGCTATATAATTATGTTTGGATTGTGGTTTTTGCTTATAAACCCCAATTAAGTTGTAAGCTGCTCTTTCCTGTGTGATTAACACACGTTCTTTACCACTTATCACAAAATACCCACCTTGATCATTTGGACATTCACCCATTTGGGTTTGTTCTTCAAGGGAAAGATCTGAAAGATTGCATTTTCCACTTTTCACCATGATTGGGATATGACCTATGATATACTTGTCTATTTTTTGGGTTTCTTTTACCACCCCCGCGACTTTTAGAATGGTGGTGATATCGATAGATATAGGAGCACTGTAAGTGTGATTTCTAAGCTTGGCTTCTGCCGGGTATATTTTACGAACGGTACGATCTTCTTCTGTAACATACGGCTTGTCAACATGAACTTGACCAAACTCTATACGATATTCAACTCCTTGTTTTGGAGAAACCTCGATGACTGATTCTTCACCTACAATTTCTTGCAATGAATGTTGAATCATATGATTGAAAGAAGACAGCTGATGCGCCACGAAACCTTTGGTTTCAAAATACTTTTTAAGAATCTCCATTAATTGTTGTTCTGAGATCATCCTGATTTTAAGTCATTCTTATGAGGAAAAATCATTTTCAAACTGATTTTTGATCTTGAAAATATCTTTTCAAACATGCCTGTCATCATTTTTATTGAAGGAAATATCGCTGTCGGGAAAAGCACTTTTCTCAAAACAGTGTCACAAATTAAAAAAATTCATGATCACGAAGTCACTATTCAATGTATTTTTGAACCCTTGAATATGTGGCAAAAGCTAGTGGATAGTGATGGTAAGAATATATTAGATAGATTTTATCAAGACATGAATAAATACGCGTATGCTTTCCAAAGTTACGCGTTCTTAACACGTGTAAAAATGTTGGATGACATCAATCCATCGGCGGACTATGTATTTATCGAAAGGTCTGTTCATAGTGATCATCAAGTATTCGCTAAGAATTGTTTCGAACAAGGTATTATGTCTGAAATAGAATGGAAATTATATCAGGATTGGTTTTCATGGATGATTCCAAAGGTCAATTCTGAAAAACACGGAGAAAATATGACTATTTATCTTCAATCCAACCCCGAGACTTGTTACAAACGCATTAAAGAAAGAGCACGCCCAGAAGAAAAGTCTGTCACACTACCATATTTACAGAATATTCACATACAACATGAAAAATGGTTATCCACCGAAACAGACACGGTTAAACTTATAGATGCAAATTTACCAGTATATGAAGTAGTAAATCAAGTGTTATCAAAACTCCCAGTAAAACCAATTCCAAATATTGACTTAAGTGTTTTGGGATGTTAAACAAAATGACTAACTTGGAGGATCTAAAAAGACATTTTAAAGTTTTGTACCCAAATTGTACTGTTAAACTAGACAAAAAATTTCAACAATTTTTAGAGGATAATCATTCATCTTTACCCGAAGTCTTAGAGACTAATTTTTTAACTTTTGTAACTAAAATTATGAGAGTTGATTTATCACAGTCAATGTCATTTTCAGATTCACTCGAAAAACTACTGGAAAGTAAAGAAAAAATTAATCATAAAGTTGATGATAAAAAATTAATCCCTGGTTTTATTACTAAAAACATATTGACAATGCCTAGCAACCGAGGGTATATATGGAAAAATAAAAAATATCACGGTAAAAAAAATCCAGTAGAAGGTCCAGAGGTGTTGTTTGAACCCCGTAAAGGTAAAACTTTTATTCACGTGTATGAAAAAATGCATCACAAAATTTATCAAAAAATGAAAGGGGAAAAAGTACAAACTTTAGTCAACACGGAGTATGTTCAACAAGAAGTCCAACCATATACAATCCCCGTGGTATCAAAACAGGAAATAAGAGCCCAATCATATACAATCCCCGTGGCATCAAAACGAGTAGCAGTGGCAGCAGTGGCAGCAGTGGCAGAAAAAGTAGCTGTTAGGGGTAATAGTTATCAATTACTTAATTATAGTAGTGATAGCGATAATGAATAATTTTGTTTTTTTGAAAAAACAAAATTATATGAAATAAATGAAATGCCTAAAACCTAAAAATACAGACTTGCTTGTAGTGGATATTTTTGTCCATGTAATTATCTTGTTAGGTATTCTACTGTCATTCTTTGTCTTAGTAATAAGTAAATTAGAAACGAAAGAGTTGACAGGGCAAATAACGAATCAAATTGACACCAACTTACCCAAATTGTATAACGACATAGATAAATCCAGCCCGGGTACGTTCAAAACTCTTATAAAGTCTCTTAACAAAGGAGGGAATAAATCAATTCTCTCTGTAATGGAACGATATTATGATAAACCAGATGCTGCCACTGAATCTGAAAATTCTATGCCTATCTTAGGAGCATTGATAGTTTTGTTATCTTTAACCGGTGGTTTGTTTGCTGTATGGGCCGTTTTAAAGTATTCTTGTAACAAATGCATTCCACTTGGGGGAATAATTTTTGAAAATATAGTGTTATTTGGGTGTATTGGGGTTATTGAAATATTATTTTTCAAGTTTATAGCTTCTAAATATGTTCCAACTCTACCTTCATACTTTGTAAATGAAACTTTAGAAAGTATGAAACGTAAATTTACTTCTTTTTCTGAGGCTTCTTAACAGTGAAAAAGCTAGAAGTTTCAAAGCCATGTACTGTCTTGGCTTTTGAGTCGTAGACGTAAATTTTTTCTATGTTTTTATTATCCCGATAACCTTTCTTAGCTGCTTGTAACGCTGTTTTAGCTTTGTATGTTTTCCCAAGAGATTTAAATTGGCCGTCTAATTGCTTTTCAACCAAAATAAAATGTATTTCATCTTTTTTCATTTTATTTTAATCAATATTCATTCTTTTTGATGTCTAAAATTTCTTTCAACAAAACAAAAATTGCCAAGTAGTTAAAAATTTATTATCAGGTCCCTGTGGACCCGCCTCTATTTCCATCAAGTTATTAATGTAGATTTTATCATGACCATTTTTAATCATATCATAATGAAAGCCAATATGTTCACAATTAAGAGTTTTATTAACCGAATGATACCTTGAAGAAAGTACAGCTTTTCTTTTATAAATTCCTAATCCGTTGAAAGCACTTTTAACTTTTACAAAACCTTCGTTTGGAAGACTATTAAGTTCGAGGAATCTTGAAAATATACTTTTTTTGTCGCATTTTTCTGAAACATAAGCCAACCCATCATACATAACAGGAGTAAGACCTAGCGGGGGAAGTCGAGAAATGCCTCTGGCGAAAACTGCATCCCATAGATTTTCATATCCCATGGAATGTAAAATTCCATCTAGAGAAACACCCCCGTCCAAATCAAAATCATATACAAGAAGATATTCGGAATTACTATTTTTACAAAAGTAATCTATGTATCTGTTTCTGAAAAAGGACATTCGATTCATTCGATTAAGACTCGCGGCTCCCAGTGTATAACCATCTTTAGTGTGAAATTTACAATCTTTACACCCCAAATCATCACATTCTAATAAATTTACCCGAGGATTTCTTAACATCCAATCCTTAAATAATTTTCGAGAACCATCTTTGCTATCATTTTCAAATATGACGACTTCGTAATCACCAAACAAAGATCCTATTGCTTCAATCCTCTTAGTAGCTTTGTCAAAAATACCAGCAACATCACGGGCGAGACTTGCGATCATTATTTTTTTCAAAGAAGCGATATTTTTACCTCGGTGTATAATTTCAAGATCTTTTTTTGTTCTCTCGGTCTCCGGTAAACTGATATTATATCTCTCGGGATGTAAAAATTCATGAAAATTAAAGCTGAAGAAACCAAAACATAGAAAATCAACAATCACCACCAACACAATTATTAACAAAATTACTCCTAATGTTAAAACTAAAACTTTACTCGCATTTTTTACCGTCATTGTTTCTATTTACCAGAAAATTCTTACCTAAAAATCTGTTTTTATATCCTTTTGAGATATAAAAATCTATCTAACTATTCTGTACGATATTGTGCTGTCTCTACGAGTAATAGCAATGATTTCTCCGGATCTAAAATTAAAGTATTTAGCAACTGGATCGTTTGACAGAATAACGGGGAGTTTGTCAGCGCCGTATTTCTTCTTTAGTTGTTGCGCAACGTCTTTTTTTACTCGATGATGAGGAAACACCAACTTGTGATCAGTCAAGCAAAATCTAAAATTACTAATATGAAATATGGTGATCTTAATTCTACCACTGCCTTCCAAATTAGCAAGTGTCTTTTTTGCTGAGGAAGTAGGATCACCCGAATATAATAGGATACCAATGTTGATATCATGTTCTGCAAAAGTAGAAATACATTCCTTTACACTTGAAATATTCAGTCTATCTTCATTGAGAATGATTACCATCACGTTTTTACCAGAGATATCATTGGCAGTGATAGTATTATCTTCTTCAGAACTCTCTATATTTGTATACTTTCTTGCTTGCAGCATTTTGATGCAATTAGTGATTACGATATCCATGTCACTATTCTTGTAAAATAGTTTAAAAAAATCATTTTTCCCCTCTTAAATTAAAAATGCCAAAGAGTAGAAAACCTCGAAGAAAAGCGAGTCGTAAGACGTCTCGCAAAGGTAAAAAATGTCCACCTGGTTGTGTTAAAAAAACACTGAAAAGATCCAGAAAGTCACTAAAAAGTTCTAGGAGACGTGTTAGCCGAAAAGCGTCACGTAAGCGTCGCAGTGTGAAACGTAAAGCATCACGTAAGCGTGGCAGTGTGAAACGGGAAGTGTCCCGTAAACGTCGCAGTGTGAAAAGAAAGGTTTCCCGTAAGAGTCGCAGTGTGAAACGTAAAGCATCTCGTAAGCGTAAGAGTGCTAAGAAGAAGTCTCGTAAGCGTAAGGCCAGTCGTAAGCGTAAGAGTGCCAAGAGGAAGTCTCGTAAGCGTAAGGCCAGTCGTAAGCGTAAGAGCGCTAAGAGGAAGTCCCGTAAGCGTAAGAGCGCTAAGAGGAAGTCCCGTAAGCGTAAGAGCGCCAAGAGGAAGTCTCGTAAGCGTAATTTCGGATTTTTCACACAAAGAATGCGAGACTCTATGAGGAGAAAATATCAAAGAACAAAAGACAGTTTTGGGAGAACTTTTAAGGGTAAAGATTATATTGCCTCGCACGAATTTCTACCACCTAGAAAATTACCAGCTAATTTATACCCAATGTTTATCCAAAAATTTCCAAGATTTAGAGGTAGAAATCCCAGCTCTAACCCAATATTATTCCCAGCAAAGCCCGGGGAAACAGCGAGTACATTTAAAAGACGGATCGATAGAATATTTAAGAATTATAGACAAGTGATGTATAAAAAACAATATATTCTTGCTCGCCGTAATAATAAATACCGTGGTAGCTTGAAAGAACATATCGCGGATTACAAAGCAGAACAAGCAGCAAGAGAACAAGCAGCAGCAAAACAAGCACATCAAAAGATGGTGAGTCTCGCGAATTCAAAATCACGTAAACAATGTGAGTTAATACAAAAACAAATTCAGCTCCGCCGCGCTAAGGGCCTGAGCATCACTGCTTTGGATGCAGACTTTAATAGACTTTGCAAAGGCCAAACAAAACAACTTGTTATGAGAGATGCATTATTGGCAAAAAGGAGAAGGGCATTCACTGCTAGTGCGAAAGGTTTCAAAAACATGAAACCAGCAGATATAAAGAAGATGAGAGAACATTTAGCCATTATGCAAGCAGTATGTAAAAAACAAGGAAAAATATTTAACGGAAGGAAAGATAAAAAATCAGGACTCTATATGTGCGATGCGGCGAACCCACAAAAGCGTTTAGGTGATGTGAGTTCTACATTAGTTAAACAGAAGGATGTAAACCGGGCCGCCGAGAAGGCCGCCGAGAAGGCCGACATGGCTCAGTGGAATCGATTACCTTTAGAGTCAAAAGCAAAGAGATGTAAAAAAGGTAGGGATTTAGGAATAGCATTGCGTAAAAAAGGTGATAACAGGAGTTCCGCTGAAAAAGATGCTTACTACAAACTAAAGGTTAACTACAGTAAAAAGAAATGTCGAAATATTCTTAAACAAGCAGAGGCAAATATCAATATCGATTTCTAAAGACATCAATTAAGAAACAAACTTCAAAAATCGACATAATTTTTTTAGATATTCTTTTTTAAAGAAAAGAATATGGCACGTAGTCGAAAAGTATCACGTAAAAAGAGATCAGCTAAACGCAAAACATCTCGAAAAGTCGCGAAAAGATGCCCACCTGGGTGTGTTAAAAAACCAATGCTTCTTACTGATAATGGTAAGATTATCTTAGGCTCTACTAAAGCCGCTAAACCAAAACGCAAAACGTCACGTAAAGTGTCACGTAAACGTAGAAGCGTCAAACGTAAAGTGTCTCGTAAAAAAAGATCAGTTAAGCGTAAAGTGTCTCGTAAAAGACGCAGTGTGAAGAGGAAAGCGTCACGGAAAGTGTCTCGTAAAAGACGCAGTGTGAAGAGGAAGGCATCCCGTAAGCGTAAGAGCGCCAAGCGTAAGGCATCCCGTAAAAGGAGGAGCGCGAAAAGGAAAGCTAGTCGTAAAAAGAAGAGCGCAAAGAGGAAAGCTTCCCGTAAAAAGACGAGAAATTCACCACCAAGTGGTGTAATTAAAAAACAAAATTTAGGTGTTGGTAGCGTAATGGTTGGTCAAGATGGTAAAACTATGTATAAAGTAGTAGAAATTACCATGAGAGGTAAACCAGTAAAGAAATGGGCCAAGATGAAATTTAAAATGGGTCAGGTGGTTTTTTGTGGTAAAGATGATGCAGCTGAGTGCAATCTTGTTGTGTCAGATAAAGAACAACAACGAATGGTAAAACAAATCAGAGGTCAAAGATCACGTATTGTTAGTTTGTTGAATTCAATAGAAACGAATAGAAAAACCATAGACCGACTAAGAAAAAAAGAAACCCACACGAAGAAAGACAAAGCTGAGATTGAAAGATTAATTAAGTTGATAATTGACTTACATAAAACACTTCATGAAGTAAAACAACAGGAAAAAGTGGCGGCTGCGGCGGCTGTAGGAGCTCTTAACCGAACACGGATGAAACGCTTAAACAAAGCGATGAGTAGGTACATGGCACGTCATGCTGCACATGCAGCTAAACGAAAAGCACGTGCAGCTAAGCGGTAGATGATTTATAATGAAAAACTACTAAAAACACCAAAATAAAACGATTTTTACATATCATAAAAATTTATCATATGTAATAAATGAACGCATACAAATGGAGAAACCCTACACCCGCTTGGATCGAGGTTTACAGTTTCGATAATTACAAAGACACTAGTTTGACTAAATATGCTAATTTATATAGCGATGAGATTAAAGCGGTTGTCGCGCATTTTATGGAATGGACTGATGGTCCAACAATGTCGTGGTCCGATTTTAAAGCCAATCCTGTTGCGGGAGCCAGAGTTGAATTGCGACAAGCTGATTTTGCTAATGGAACGGTAAGGCTTCGTCACTCCGCGCATTATGTGCTTATGGAAAATATAGTCTTTGAGCCAAATCCTAATGATGACTTTTTACCAACCGCTGCCCAAACAGCTGGTGGTGCGAGTGCTGAGTATCCTACAGCCCCATTTGGTGGTTACCATCTAGGGTTCTTTGCAGCTATTACCGTGGAAGGTAAAAATATCTTTTTGGATCTGAATGGTAAGATATTACGCCAATCCAAAGTATTTGATCTACAACAGCGTTTCTACGCTAATATAGAGCTGGCTAGTACACCTTTCATACCTAATCAAGGACCCGCTAACTTCGGAGATTTGATAACCTCCGCGGATACATGTTTGGTAGCCAACGGTACTTTAGGTTTGTCTTCCCATCACGGAATTCATGGAAATAGTATGACAAAAGTGATCATTCAAAATTTAAATATCATTGAATTCGAAGTTGCCGGAATTGCACTAAATGGAGGAACGCATTGTTTGACGAGAAATGTAAATATCTGTAACATGTCTCGTAATATACAGGTTCTTTCTACTTATTCAGCTGGTCGATTTATCCAACCATTCTTGAAACAAATTATAGCAGCACAGCCAACAGCTGCTTTAGAATTTGCGGGTGGGACTAAAACAGGCGAGCAGATTTTGAATAACCTAGTTGCTGAGATGAACACCGTACTAGATGCTGTGAAAGCAAATCAACCAGTACCAGATGGTATATTCAAGAATTCTAGCGGACTTTACGACGGTGGTGGCTATGGTATTGTTATTAATTCTAGAGGCGTGGTGGTGAATGGTTTCAAAACGTCTAGAGTTGGTGCGGTCGGAAATGAAGATATAATCATTCATAATGTTCAGATAGAGAATATGGAAACGGGCCAAGGTGAGATCATCGGTATTAGTAATGCCAATGATCCTAATCACGATCCTTCGGCTTATGGTGGTAAGGTACAAGTTGGACCGGTAGGTAGTGTTTTCCAAGTACTAGTAGCATCAACAGCCGGTGCTTACGTGGGCAACGTTGTATCTGATGCTAAACTATTCGTGGCTAAATTTTCACCAGGAAGTGGTACCGTTAACATCACCGACCCTATTATCAATTGGGCCCTGAGTGGTGCTGACGATTTAGAACAAGTACTCTTAGATAATAACTACTATTTTGTGTCTGGTGGGGACTCTATGGCACATGTTATGAAAGGTATTATTGGATTGTTTGTGTCTGCTGGTAAAGATATCAAATGTTTTGATATGCAAATTCGGAACATTAAAAATGTTTCTTTACCCGGGGCTAATTCCACTGAAAAGACCGCTAGTAAAGCCGCCATTGTACCTCTGAAAACAGAATATAATGGTGGTGCGTCTCGTGGGATTGCTATTGTGGGTAGTGAACAAGTATATATGAAAAATATGGATGTGGATACGATTAAAGCTGAATGTGGTAATAGTTGTGGTTTGGATCTCATCAATGAATGTAATACTATTCGTGCAAGAGAAAATATCAAGATCTCCAGAATTGAAAGTTCAGCAATTGTGAATACGGGGAATTCTCCAAATCCCCCGTCAAACCAAATGTTTATCGAAATCAGCAATGAGTCGAAAATCGGGATCGAAATAAAATAAATCCCGCGAAGAAATTGATTTTTACACGTAAATAAACAGAGAAATAGGATGAATGCATATAAAAATCAAGTGATTTCAAAGAATAATATGGGGGTTTTGTTTATGAGAATTTTACCAGTGGTGATAAACGTCTATTACCGTGCCTGTCGGGAAGCTCGAGATAAGTATGCGAGTATCTTACAACGTTGGTGGCGTCGTGGTAGTGGTCATTGGGTCGATCCCAGTACCTCTCGCTGGAGATTAAAGTTTGATCATGTAAATAACGATTTAGGATTTGTAATGGCTCCACCTGTATTGTATCGTCAAGTTCATGGACACGCACCACTAGAATGTCCCCACACACCACGTAGACTTCGTGTAAAATATTTGATGATGAATTACACAATGGAGACGCTATTAAATGGAGCCACTTCCGAGATGAAAAGACATCTAAATGAAACAGTATCTCCTTTATATTGTCACGGTGACTGTGTGTGTAACAAACCACCCACCAAGTGTTACATGAGATGGTTTATGACCCGAAATGGTAGATATTGGGTGTATAGAGCACTTGCTGGTGATGGTCTTACTCCTAAAACCAGAATGGGACTATCTTACTTGACTCGATTCTTCCATCAAAGTGTTCTTGGCAAGACGCATATTCACACACCCGGTGCCACAATATTCTGGTCTTCTTTTCTCGCGAATGTAGCGTCTCCATGTAAAGAAATTAGAGATTACATGCATGCGATTGTTGTGACGAGGAATTTGGAATAATTGGATTTTGATTGGTATGTCACGAATGGAACAAATGTTCCAGAATCAAGTATAAGTATAATATTCATTTAAGATAAATGAATATTTCATTATTACCAGACGAGTTACTAAGCAGGATTCTTTTGTTTCTCTCAAGTTCAGATTTGTGTGGTAGTTTTTATTTTTTGGGGAAGCAAAATTTATCTAGAAAGCTCTGGAATCCAAAAAAGAGGATTTACTGGTCATTAGAGCTAACAAGAGAATACAACGACAATCGTCGCAATAGATTTCCGGTAGAAACAACGTTACTCATTTTGACATTAATGGCGTCAAGATTGTCTACTTACTATTCCACGGGTCAATTAGCTTGTGCTCTGGGCAAAATTAATGATCTTTTAATGTTAAAGTTGTGGTAACTTCTGTATCTAAAAACAATTCTTCTAATTTTTGATACAGCTTTTTCCTGCTTCCTCCTTTCTGAATATACTGGTGTAGAATCCCAATAAGAGGAGCCCTGTATTCTTTACGCGAAATAATAGATTTCAGTAGTTCAGCAGCTACATCATCTGGCATTGACTCTTTCATTTGTTTTTTATAAAATTTTTCTAACATTTCATACAATTCAAAATAGATTAAGGCTGGTTTGGCATCGTTTCTCATATGTTTTTTACGAAATCTTTTAAATGTTGGTGTTTTCATCAATAAGACTAAATCTCTCATAAAATCGTTATTTCTGAGAATATCTTGGCCTTTTTGCGATACTACTTCTCGAGTACTTAACATATACAACCCTAATGTAGCATAAGATCTAATATTGGTCAATTTAGTTTTCAAATCGATATCTGTATTTTGCAATTCCTGTTTCAAAAGAGGAAGAACTTCGTCCAGTGTCAATTGTGTAGTTAAGGTTTGCGATGATGGTTTGGGTATTAAACATGCCATTAAGAACTTTTTTGTTATACAAAAAAGTTTTATATTCATTCAATTTAGAGAAATTCTAATCCTGGTGTAAAGATATTTCTAATCTGCTCACAAACTTTCACTTTTTGTAATCGAGCTTTTAATTGTGTCTCTGTAAATTTTTCCTGTTTGTAAGTCACTGAAATCAATTGGTCCATCTGCACAGACAATAATTTCAAATAATAAAGATAATCTACCTTGATAGCGGAAGTCCTCGTCTTATAGTAATCTGGGTGTTCTAATTTTCTCCACAACTTGGCTTTCAAGTTATCCATATTAGTTACGATATACTCTAAACGCTCACCGGCGTCAACCCGCTGTCCTCGTCGTCTCATTTTTTCTGCCAATTGAACGTGCGCTGGTAATCCTCTTTTTCTTGCTCGCCATTCTTCTACCGCGCAAAAATAACAACAATCTCCCAGTTTTTTCCTGAATATTTCTTTTTCTCCCTGGGAAAACGACAAAGGATCGTGGGAAGCATAACGTTCGAGAATGGTAGAACATTTATTGATGTCTTCGTGTTTTGGTAAGTTTTCGTAATCACACTCGTGACATTTAATGTAATAATCATCTAATTGCTTGATTCGTTTCTTAGTATTATCAATTGCAAGTCTTCCCGCCGACATTGTTGCGTAATCTGAGATTTCGCCGATACTTTTCGTAATCACAAAATCTCTATGACCAAAAAATCCAGAACACAAATTATTGAATCTATCACATAAATGTTTCATCACCTGGTCCCAAGTGTTACGAGCAAATGCCATTTCAACAGCTTCCTTGTAAACCTGTCTGATAAAAGCACTGTTATCACGTCTCGCTAACAATACGCCTTTTTTCCCGACTTTATCTGACACAACACCATCACGTCCACAATCCAAATACATGTAACGCTTTTTTGTCAAAATCAAAAAACGCCAATAAATCACTTCTTCGAAAGCCATTCGCATCGGTGGTGGGAAGATCGAAGAGATATCTTCTTCTACTT